CCTTAATTTTTTCATCTTTTTTAGGGGAAACAGATTGCTTAACATCAACTGCTTTTTTAATTTCGGCGACTATTGGTTTAGCAATAGCTGATGCTGATTTAGAATCTTTACCCTCTTTTTTAAGTTCAGCTTTAATTATTTTTTTAAGATCCGTTGCTTTTTTGGTGGCAACTATTGACGCTATTTTAGTATCTACACCTTGTTTAATTAATAATTCTTTGATACCTGATTTAACATCAACAGCTTTAGTCGCAATTGAAGTTGCTATTTTTGGATCAGCACCTTGTTTAACTAATGCTGTTTTTATTGCATCTTTTAATATCTCGAATTTTTTAACATCTTTTTCAATTTCTTTTTTAACTGCCATAGCCTTGCTGGTTGCCATTGTAGACGCAACAGAAGGAACATATCCTTGTTGAACTAATGACATTTTAATTGCATCTTTAATTTCTATAGTTTTTTTCGTCACGGTATCTTTAATATCTTTTTTCAGGTGTTCAGGAATTTTTGGTGATACTGAATCTCTGCATGTTTTCATTATGGAAATAATACGTTCAGCGACTGCTGGTGTTTCTAATGATGCTGTCTCAATACTTAATCCAGCTTGACGTAAAATTTTCTTAACGGAAAGACATAAATCTTTATATTTATGTGCTTTGATACGATATTTAATATTTTCGACATGTAACTTACCTTTTTTAGCCATCTCTTTATTTACACGTCTAGATAATGATGATGCTAATTCTTTTTTAATTGGATCAATAGTTTCGGATGTTTTGAGTGTTTGATATAAATTAATAATGATTTGAGAAATAGCTGAATCAATTTGTGAGTTAATCAGTTTTTTCGAATTAGTTAATATATTTTTTGGTAAGTGAGATATCGTCTTATGCATAGCTTTAAAGACGATGAAAATTAATATACTAATATCATTAAAAATTTTATTCGAATATTTTTCTATCACGATTGAACGTTTGTTACTATTTGTAAGATCTTCTTTTGAAACTAATTCTCTGATCTTATTTGTGTATGCATTAATATATTTTATGACCATAAAGTTAATAATTTTTTGTGAATCAAGTGATAAATTATTTATCAAATCGCTTGTCTTTATTAACACATCATCATGTAATGATGAAATATCGAATAGTTTAACACCTTCTTTTAAGTTTAATGATTTATTAAATGTTTCTCCAAATTTTCTCATTATTTTTGGCTCAATTTCAAGTTTTATCTTTAAAAATTTCTTTTTTAATGCAATTTTAGATTCATTATGTTGAATAGATGGTGCTAATGTACTTGTGGTCTTAATTACGGATGCTACCTTATCTGTTATTGGAATTTTATTGATAATTGATTCAGTTGATTTTGGTGAATTAGAAAATGTTTCAATAGAAAGAGATCTAGCTTTATTGAATGAAATTGCTCTATCAGCTGGCTCGAAGAATCTAGCGAATCTATCATCGATTGGGACTTTAGTTTTTTCTTCATATTTTGGCATTATATTGTCATTATACAAATTATTCATGACATCGTTTGGTAAGTTCATAATATCATTTGATACGTTGATAAACTGTTCTGGTGCGTTATCTAATAATTTATAATTTAAACTATTTACTTGCATATAATCTGTCATCATTGATATATATTTAATGAGATAGATTTTTTTACAAATTATATATTTTTATCTATATATTTTTGATTATTATAATGTTGAAAAAAAATGTAATAACATAACGTCATGTATGATATCTTCAATTTTCATACTTGATTTATTATTAACAAATTTAGTTTTATCAATTGTATTTGATGAATGTGATATACATAACATTACATTCTCATATGGTAATTGTAATAACCTATTTTTATACATTTTTAAAAAACGTTTTTCTTCACCAAATTTGTCGTTATCATTATACGCATTTTTATTTAAATACGCGACATCATATATTAATGTTCCATTCGATGCGTGATAAGGACTAATTTTATTTATGAATGTCCCACATAAATATATTTCATCTAATTTGACATGATATATTGGTATATTTGACGCTCCACCAATTAAATAATTCGAATTTTTAAGAGCATAAACACCATAAGCTATCCTATGCGGTGGGTAATAATCATCATCATCAAAACAGACAATATATTTCGGACCTAATTTTTTTGCCATATCATTTAATATATTACGTTTAGCACCAATACATTTACGTTCATTCGAATATATATATGTTATCCTTGATTTTGTACCTTCAAAAATGTCAGCATTTGATGATTCTGAATCATCAAGAACAATCATATGAAGTAATTCTGGTGGATAAATCTGATATAAAAATTGATAAATAAGAACCGGTAAAAATATACGTCTATTATATGTTGGACAAACAACAACAACCTTATCATTAAATTCATGTGTGATTATATCAAAATCAGACATATAAAATAATAAATGATATTATATTAATATTATGAACCAATCTAAAGGACTTAATAATTCAGGAAATACCTGTTTTTTTAATTCAGTTTTACAAATGTTATATCATTGCACAGTACTTAATAAAATAATATTAACAAATATGTTCGATGGTAAGCTTATCAGCCTATATAATGATTTCTTATGTTTGTATAATAAATCGAAAAATAATTTTTCACCATCAATGATCGTAAAATATGTGTCAAATGAATTAGGTAGAATCGGTTCACGACAAGAAGATGCTGAACAGTATTTGAATTATATAATTGATACATTAATTGATGAACTTAAAGAGTCATGTAAAAAAGGTGAATATAAAATATTGCATAAAAACTTACCAATTGAAACTGTAATAACAAACCTTTTCACAATTAAAGTTAAAAAAATTGTTTCATGTCCAATGTGCGATTATAAAACTGTTTCAAATGATGATATCAATAAATTATATTTATCATTTAATAAAGATGCACAAGAACAAAATTTAAATAGTTTACTTAATGAATATTTGTATGAAATACTTGATGATGACAACAAATGGAAATGTGATAGATGTAAACATTATGTCAATGCCCATATAAGACGAGAAATTATTAAATTGCCAAAATATTTAATAATAGCACTAAAACGATATGATAATCATAATCATAAAATTGAAACTACTGTTACGATAGACGATGAATTTATGTTTAAAAATAATAATTTTTATTTAAGAGGTATAATATATCATTCTGGGACGACCAGTGGTGGACATTATATGTACTATGGGAAAGGAGATGATGAATGGAATTTATATAACGATTCATCAGTACAAAAAACATCATCAATAGACGTGGATAGGATAATAAAAAATGGGTATATATATTTGTTTGTCAATAAATAAATATCTTATTATTTAGTATATTATGGATATTGGACGAAAAGTATATGAAGAAACCACAAATTATGGTAAATTTGTGGCTGTTATACAATTTTATATATCATTAGTTGTCGCAATCGTGTTGGTATGTATCGGAATCTATTTTATGGTGAAAAAAGAAGATAATATTATTCATACGAAAGGTAAAATAACATTAGCTAAATGCACTCAATATTACCAACAAAAAAGTTATAAATATGCTTGTGTATTAAATATAGATTATGAAGTTGATTCTAAAAAATATAATAGTATATTAAATACTACATCTACTGTGCCATATGTTGAAGGTCACATTGTTGATATATCATATGATAAAACGAAACCAGAAATAATACGATTTAAATCAATTAGTTCAAGAACACTTGGTTTGATATTAATCGGTGTCGCTATATTTATAGTGGGTATAAGCTTTTTCACAAAATATATTACATCAAAATATTCAGTGGTTGCAACAGCTACAGGTGCATCAAGTTTAGTTGGTATGTTTAGAAGATAAACATTTAATTATATTATCTAACTCTAATATAATTATATGCCGGAAGGACCAGAAGTATATAGTTTTGGAATAGAAGCACTTGATTATTTCAAAAATAATAAATTAATTAAGATTAACATTTTAAGTGGGAAATATAAAAAGAAATCAGTCAAAAATTTTAATATTCTCAAAACTGTATTACCATCTAAAATTTTATCTGTATCGACATATGGAAAAATATTATTATTACAATTAGAATTAAATTATTTTGTGGTTGTTACATTTGGTATGACTGGATTTTTGACAACAAGTGATATGAAACATAATCGTATTGAATTTGTAACTGAATCAGGAATAAGTATATATTACAATGACCAACGTAATTTTGGAAATATATATGTGTTACCAAGTGATGTATTAAATGAAAAAATATCAGTATTAGGACCAGATTTATTAGATAACAGGACATCATTTGAAATATTTAAGAAACAATTTGACAAATTTTTAGAGAAGTCACCTACAATGAAGATAGGATTATTATTGATTGATCAAACATTTGTTTGTGGAATTGGTAATTACTTAAGAGCTGATATTTTATATTATTCGAAAATTAGCCCATATAGAGAATTGAAAAAAATAAAAACGATAGAATTAAAAACTATATATAATAAAACGTATAATTTAATTAGATATTATGCATCGATACAAATGCCAACAAAATTACGAACGAAAAAAATAAAAGATAATTTAGTATATTCATTGAATCATACGCCACAAGATTATGGTAGAGTATTTATGATATATGGAGAAAAAAATGATGTTGACGGCAATAAAATTTCAAAAGATAAATTTTATGGAAGATCAATATATTGGGTTAATGACGTTCAAAATTAATCATCATCATTATCATCATTATAATCATCATTTTTTAGTTCTTTTTCTATTTTTTTATTATTGAATCTATTCGTATATTTTTTTTTTGTCGGATAAATTTCATCCAGTTCATCAAATGATATTGATAATGCTAAATCAGCACTAATATTTTCAAGCGCATCATTTAATATTTCGTTTTGTTTATTTGATTCAATGGCTGGAACAGCATCTGGTTCAGCCATTATTTCCAATTTTTTTCCTTCTTTTTCCTTGATAGATTTAGTTGAAAATTTGTCATAATCTTTACCATAAACTTTAAATTCAAAGAAATCAACTATTTTTGCATAAACACTATCATTTATTTCATTTGATGGTTCTGATTTAATATTAAAATATTTATGGATTTTATTATCGCTCATAAGATCTTTAAATTTATTATAGTCATCAACAGTATAAATAATTTTACCGTCAGTACTTGCCATTGATTTTAAAAACATTGATATAGGTGTTGAGAAATGAAGCTGTAAATCAATTTGGAAATTTAATTTGCTTGGTGTAAAATTAAGACCATAAATTAAAATTCCTGTCCCATAATAACCTTTTGGACTATGTTTTAATTTATGTTTATCATCTTCCAACATAGTATTAACTTCAGTATTTAATTTATCATAATTGAAAACTGAATTTTGGCTAAGCATATCTGAACCTTCAAGTTTAATTGGATGTAAATGAAATGTTTCGATGATGTCATCAATAATATATTGAATATTATATCCAGGTGTGTAAGTTAGAGCTAATATAAATTTTTTATATTTATATAAGTAAGCGTCGTATATTGTGTACATAACATTACTCATAAGACGTATATTTATAATTATGGATATGAAAATATTTAATGGTGGGGTAAATTTTAAGATTTATTATCGAATTAAATAATAATAATGTCAATATTTGTATTTTATAGTGAACGATGTGAAAAATCACAAGAGTTACGAAATATAATAAGAGATGAATCTTTAGACGACAAATGTAAATTTATTTGTTTAGAAACAGAAAGGGATAAATTTTGTGATTTTGTTAAATGTGTCCCAACGATTATAGCAAAAAATTTATCTAAACCATTATTCGGTGATGATGCCATTGAATGGATCAAAAATTTAAAATATTATAACAGATGCACGAATAATATTAAAAAAAATAATGTCGTCGAAATTAAAATTAGATCCGCGTTTAAAGATTTAGAATTTAATAAGTCTGAGGCTGAAGCTATATCTGATCAATATTCAGTGTTTTATGACAAAAATAAAGATAAAAATATTAATGATGATGACAACGATGAAATAAAAGATGATGCTGATATATCTAAACCGATGTTAGATTATAATAAAATTAGTATTGATGCACCGATAACGAAAGATTTGACGAATAGAAAAATTTCAGATGTCAAATTATCAGATGATGCACAAGATATGGAATTAAAAAAACGAATATTATTACGAAGAAATCAAATAATGTTAAAAAGAACTGGGGCTTCAAAAATAAATTGATCGTTAGAAAAAAATAATTTAAAACCACAATAATATATATATTATCATGAGTTCGAAAAGTAACACGGACAGGATAGAACATTATAAAAAACAATTAATTGTACAACAATCTGAATATCTAAATCTGAATTCGGATGATGTTTTTAAAGAATTATTTAATGGTACCATCATAATGTTTATAAAAGAGATATTAATATTATATAACAAATTAACTATACAACATCCAGAATTAAAGACGTCACATTGTGCTGAAAAAATTTCTAACTTGAATATGCTTTTACGAAGTTTAGAAGGAGATGGAAAATTATTAGGAATTAACTGTAATGAATTCATATTAAAAGCATATATTAACTATTGTTATCTTAAATATCGTGAAATTTTACAGACATGGGACATATTAAAAATTAAATCAATTAATGAGAATAATATTAAAAGTGCAGTTATTGATACGGCATCTAAAGAGACAGTATTAAGTAAAGCATCCGAACATTTAAACATTATTCCTGAAATAATAACAATGATTAATAATTTGCATGATAAGGAAATATTAAAAATATTATTTTATTTAAATAATTTAAATTTGATAGTTGATATTTACTTGGTCAAGGAATCAAATAAGAAATAACATAAAGATTTTGATTGTATTAATTAAATATAATCAAAACAAATGTCAGATACGAAAGATACAAAAGAAGATGGTGAATTATGTATTGAAATAGTTGATGCGATTACATGTAATTTTAATACACTTATTACATCGGCTGGCTATAAAGGAGAAACGATTGAATTTGAGGTCATTGATGAAATTCTTGAAAAATTTATCGAAAAAATTAAAGTAATAAAAAATAAGAGTAATAGAACAGCATATGATAAAGGAAAAAAACGATTTAATAAATTTGTCACATATAATCATGAATTTTTGAAAGATAATTTAAAATTATGTGATAAAATTGAATGTGATATATTACCATTATTTGAACACGGTCCTGATGAAAGTTGGAATGCGTTACATTTGATTATAGTATCATATTTAAGTTATTTGAAACAAACATCGGATGATGATACAATTAATTATCGTGGTATGATTGATAAATTAATGGAAAAAATAGAAGATTTTGGGATGGATGATGATGACGAAAATGATGAATTACCAAAAAAAGAACAAAAACAAAAACAGGAACAAAAACAGGAACAAGAACAAGAAAATTTTGCGAACATGGACCCGATGAAAATGTTAGAAAATATGAAACATATGCTACCGCAATCATCGAAAGAAAAAAGTTCTAATGTGATGAATGGATTATTTGGTGACATTAAGAATATGCTTAAAAGTGGTAACATAAGTTCTGATAATATTGTTGACACAACTAAAAATTTAGCATCAAAATATAGTGATATGATAGAAAAAGGAGAAGTTAACACTGGTGATCTTATATCAGGTGTTTTAAGTATGTTAAGTGACCCATCCGCGATTGGTGATAAATTTGATGATTTAGATCCATCATCTTTACCAAATCCTGAAGAATTATTTGGTAGTATGTCAAAAGATCCGACAATGAAGGGTGCAATGGATATGGTCAAAGGTGGAAAAATGGGTGGGATTGGTGGTATGATGAGTGGGTTAATGAGTGGACTATCTGGGAATAAAATTGATAAAAATGTTCCGAAAACTGTTAAAGGTTTAGAAAATGAGATCGAGAAAATGATGGAAGAGATGGAATCGTTAGAAAAAAATAAAACTGATGAAACAAAAGAAACAAAGGAAACAAAAGAAACCGAAGAAACAAAGGAAACCGAAGAAACAAAAGAAACACCAAACGAAACAGGAAATAAAGATTAAAAATTGATCAAATTCCAATAATATTTTCTATAATAATATTATTGTAATGGATATAATAAAAGATATATTTTCGGAGCCATTAATATTTTTTCCATCAAAACAAAATACATCGAAGCAAAATAAGAATGCTGTAATCAAATTTTGTTTATACTTAATGATTCCGATATTAGTGATAACACGAAATTATATATTATCATTAATATTAGTAATAATTATGATCGTCACTCAAATTGTTGGCGACAAGGTTGTTGATATACGAACAAAGTATGATAAAGTCATCTATGATGCTGACAATAAATGTAGGAAATCATCAATTAATAATCCGATGGGTAATTCGTTATTGTATACACCTGTCGATGATTTAAATTTAAAATTATGCAAATTACAAGAAAAACAAATTGATGATAACGTCAAATTTAATGTTTATAATGATTCATCTGATCTATTTTTAAAGAAAAATAATATAAGATCATTTATAACAATGCCATCACAAACACATCCAAACGATATTGATAGTTTTAAAAATTATTTATATAATTTTGATCATCAAACGTGTAAGGTTGATCAAATTAATTGTATGTTCAATGAGGATGTTAGATACCATAAAACAGATTTTGTTTGATAATTTTTATGTCAATTAATAATAATATGGATGATATTATTATTTTAAAAACATTAGGCAGTGGCTTATTTGGCACAACATATTTAGTTAAACACAAAAATAAACTATATGCTTTGAAGAGGCAAAAAATATTAAAATCATATATTTTAAAAGGCACTAAATATCCGATGTGGCGTGAATTTAAATTTTATAAATGGATCGATAAATTAAATGAAAATGATCAAAAATTTTTTATGAAATTGTATGATTATAAATTTTATGCGAATTGTAATTATGATAACAAGAGCTACGCTAATGATTATATTATTGAAAAATTAAATAAATCAAAACATTGTTTGGATTTACTTTTAGATCTTAAAGACGGTGTATTAGCAAATATAATAAAACAATTATCAATAAAACAATATGTGAGTATGGTTATACAATATGTTTATGCGATATATTTAATGGCGAAAAATAAGTATGATCACACAGACTTACATTTATACAACTACACATTTAAAAATATACCAACACATAAAATAATAAAAGTAAGTGGGTATAAAATCCCATCATATGGATATCAGTTCTCAATTATTGATTATGGATTAATTAAACATGTAAGTTTCGAGATGGGAAGAAAAGAACGTATAAAATATAATAATCACATTAAATATAATCATGATATGAATATGTTTTTTATTTATGTGTTAACTGGAATTCGTTTCGCTGTCTTACGTAAAGGTATTAGGTGTTGGAAACAACTTGTTGACAAATTATATAATAATAAACCACTTTATGAACGTATTAAGACACTTATTGTATCAATATATCCAAGTTTATTCGATAAATTTAATGATTACGAATCATCAGGAAAATTAAGTAAAATTATGTATTTTGAGATAATACAATATTTGGCGATATATGATAAAAGGATGATGACGGATATATTTGGAGTTAAATATAAAAAAAATGTGTTATCAAATGAAGATTTAGAATATATAAAATTAAATATAGTAAACCCAAAATATTATGAAAATATAATAAAATATTTAATAATGAACATAGAACGGAAATAAAAAATATAAAAATAATGTTTAAACTACAAAATATATATATAAGATTATTATAATACACTGAAATTATGTCAAATAATACGAATACATTTAGCACGTTAGACAGAGAATTATCTGTGCGTTTTGATATTCCTAAAAATGATTCATCTAGACTAATGTCTATACAAAATAATATGATCAGTAAATCACCAACAAAAAAAAGTAAGAAATTAATAAAACGAAAACCACATACATTGAAGTCAAATCCAGTACAATACACAGATCAATCTGATAATAAAAAAACTAAATATGTTGATACAAGTCGTGAAAATGTTGGAAGAAATAATTTTAGAGATTTTTATGCGTTTGGTAATAGAGCTGGTTATAATTATAACACTGATCAAGAAAGTGATTTAAGATATAGTGAGTCGACAAGACGAAAAACATTACCAAGTGCCATATTAAATAATCTTAAAAAAGTATCAAGAGATGTCACATTAGATACAGTTGACGAACGTGGTGAAAGCAGTGAGGCGAGTGTGATGAAATTAGTTAAAAATCAAGATATTTTGAGAAGAAATGATAAATATATTATGGACATCGGAACAAATATGGTAACAGATACGGCGGCAAAGATTCCCAAAGCATCCGCCGATTATTGGGATAATACAAAGAGACGTAATTTAGATACATCAACTTATACTGATACGCCAATGAAATATGGTGGTAGAGGATTTGGTGATGTTGGTGCGTATGGTTTATTATATAATGGTATCGGATTAATGACACGTCAAGATAATCCGGATGCTAATCCAAGAAGCTGGGATGATGATCGTATATATATGACAAATCATAATTATCATTATCCAAAACAACATGTAACTGATATATTACCTTGTGGTGTTGATACAAGATATTTAAATCAAAAGATGGTTTAAAAAATTGCATTAAATATTGTTAAAATGATATGAATAATTACTTATTCATATTATTATAAAATGTATCTAAACGTTTACGATCCAGAATTCGAACAAACATATATTCACACATTCGCGGATAGCATTGATAAATTAAATATAAGTAATATTGATTTTGAGATTAAAACATCAACAAAATTAGATGCGGGACAAGGATTATTTACTAAACAAGATATTCCAAAAGGAACAATTTTCGTATCAACACAAGATGTTTTGAGAAAATGTAATGATTTATCATTTGATCTTAATACATATACACATATTCCACATAATTTCTCTCATGATTCGAACACAAATACGAATAATCCTTATAATGGAAATATAAATCCAATCAATATAAGAGCAATTTTAATTCATGGTGATAATTACGATGATGTAAATACGCCTATTCATATTGAGGTTATAAAAGATATGTGTCAAGACGAAGAATTTTCTAGATTTTATGGAATGAGTTATTGGAATAAATTTTACGCGGATTATATTGTTGAAAAAGAAAAGTCAGAACATAAAGATATTATAGATGATTTATGTATGATTCAAAAATATTACGAATATCATTCTAAACATACAGACAATGAATTTATATATTATGGAGCCTGCAAATATGGTGATCTTGTGAAAATTAAAGAAATGGAAAAAATATTAAGTGAAAAAATTATAAATGATGGTTTAATGATCGCATGTTTGAATAAACAAAAAGAAATTGTTAAATATTTTATTGATACCAATTTTAAATTGAATGTATTTAAAATAACGTGTTGTGAGAAGACTCCATTTATATTTGCATGTAGTGGCGGAGATATTAACATCGTAAAAATGTTGTTAGATGATAATAAAAATATAATATATTCAGGAGAAATTTATGATGCACTTACGTATACGTGTAAAAATAATCACATTGAATTAATGAAATACTTAATAAATTTATGTGAAGCACATAAAATGATCACAAAGGAAGACATTGAAGGGAAAAAATGTATATGTCATTTCATGTGTGCTGATAATATATATGATACATGTTATATTGGAGCAACATATGGTAAAAATAAAGAAATGAAAGACTATTTAATGAATATGTACAATATCGATAAAAATAAAGACATAATTAAATATGTCGAAGATAAAGTGTCAAACGCATCATAAACGAATTTTTTTAATTGGTTCCATTCGACGCATCGTGAACAATGGTTGACACTGATGACATCAATGGCTGAACTGCAATCGCATCGTGAATAATAGTTGACTGAGTCTGATATGCAGATGGGATTGGCGTCAATATATGTTGGGGCTGAGCTGGAGATGAGTGCACATCTGAATGGTAAGCAGTTGACTTAGATGACGTCAAATGCTGACACCTAGTTGTATAAGCATCCCCTGTAGTCGTCGTACTACGCTGTGAAAAATGTGACATTCCAGCGGATTGAGCAGTTGGCAACATGACGCTTGGTGGTCCCCAACGAGGATGATCTTGAAGTGAATTAAGTGTTTGAGTTAGATCGCGGATGAGCGATACAACATATGGATCACTTGCCGTCATTGATGCGTTAATTTTATCAATTGCGTTTTGAACAATAGTGCGAGCATTAGCCAAATGAGTTGGACTACGATCACTAACAGTCATAAGAGTTTCCGCACAAATAATTCTGTTATGTTGCTTATCAACATATGCATTCATAACTGGTGGATTCAAAAGAGCAATAAATTCATCAGCAGGTAGACGCTTAATTTTTGTATCAAAATTTGGAGAGCGTACACGTTCAGTATTTTCAGGAACAAGATAATCAGCAGATACATGTAGAACAGATTCACAATCGGATACCACTGGATTTGATGGGATACGAATCGAAATTAGAATATCTCGGTTTTCATCTTCAAACATATCAGGAATATTAACAATATGAGTATCGCCATCACGAGTGACAGTGAAATTCGTCATCACTCTAAGAATCTCAGTTCCTTCGCACGGTTGAATCCGCAAATGGATATCTTGTGCAGCAATAGATAGAAGTCCACCTAGACAAGAACCAAACGCATCAGATACATGAGTACTATTTTCGACAAAATAAAACATACCATGATTAGCAGTAGCAATTTGTCGCATAAATTCAGGATTATGATCGCGTCCATATCCAAAACATTGACAAGTGATGCAACTTTTATTTGACTGGATAAATCTAGATGAAATTTCGGCGACCTGACGTGGATCAACAACGCTTGCATTTGGCTGTCCATCCGTCAGAATCAAACAAGATGCAACAGATGCAGTTCCACGAATCAATTCCTTCAAACCAGTCATCAGACCGTCGTGTAGATTGGTACTACTAGAAGTACGGATATTACTGATAATGTGTGTCGCTCGTAGCTTTTGTTCAGGTGTCATCTTTGTAAGTGGTAAATCAACGACAACACCAGATTCGAACGTCACGATACCGAAACTATCATTTTCTGTCAGCTGGGTGACGATAAATCCAAGAGTGTTCTTTACTGTATTCATCTTTTTTCCTTCCATCGATCCAGAACGATCAACAACAGCGACCAAATCAATTGACGTACGAGTACGTGCATCAAGTGGATTGGCTCGCAATGAAGCCATAACCAACGTCTCTTGAACTTGTCCAAGAGGCATCGGTGAAATAGCGGGAATGGTATTAAGTGTAATTGACATAGTTAAACGTGTTATATATCAACATTTAATATAACCCAATAACATTTAAAATTTCAATTTTTTATTATATTAGTTGAATGTACGTGTACATTCAACTAATATAATAAAAAATTAGATTCAAGTCGAAAATATGAGACGATGAATTCAATTTTTTATGACATATTCAAATATATTACAGGTGATGGTGGCGATGAATGCATCTAGTGAATTTATCGTTTATATCTTAATGCATCATACATCTGGTGATTTAATATAGATGATACAAACGATAAATTCACTAGATGCATTCATCGCCACAGTCGCCCACTACACCAAATTAATATATATAAAACATATATGTATGTATACACTTATATGTTCAGTTTAACTAAATACGTTTTTATGGGATTAACTTATGGTTTAGATTATTTATTAAATGTTGATGGTAAACAAACTTATTATGTTAATGAAATAATTAAAATTGATGTCGTAAAAAGAGATGACCAATTATTAACTTTATTTGATGTAACATTTGGATACAATTAAAATTGATAAAATTATTTATTGGTCCATTCGTCTGATAATATCTATTAATTGCCATCATATATGGATAAGAAAATATGTGAGTCAATAAATTGTAAGCGTACAGCTAAATATAATTTTCCGGATCAAACAGTCGGTAAATATTGTTCGAAACATAAATTAGATGGCATGTATTTGCTAACGAAAAAATGCAAATTTATAGGTTGCATAACGGATGCATCATGTGGATATATAGGTAAAAAAGTTGAATATTGTGGAAAACATAAATTGGATGGTATGTTCTTGCAAACCAGATTTTGTGAAACTGAAAATTGTCATAAACGTGCATATTTTAACGATAAAGGACAAACTGTTGGAAAATTTTGTGGTGAGCACATGACGAAAGATATGATAAATGTATTCGTTAAGTACTGCGAAAAATGTAATAAAGAAGCTATGTATAATTTTAAAGGTCAAAAAAAAGGAAAATATTGTTTTGAGCATAAAGAAGCTGATATGATTAATGTTCGTTTCAAATTATGTGAGCGCGAAGGATGTTTAACGACGCCAAGCTTTAATTTTGCTGGATTAAAAGCTAAATTTTGTAGTTTGCATAAAGAAGATGGGATGATAAATTTAAGAAATAGATTATGTAAAGATTGCGACACTGTTGCGAGTTTTAATTTTAAAGGTAAATTACCAGAGTATTGTAATAAACACAAATTAGAAGGTATGATTGAAGTGACAAAAAAATTATGTATATATGATAAATGTAATTTACATCCATGTTTTAATTTCACAAATACAAAAACACCAATATATTGCTCTAAACATAAATTAGAGGGAATGGTCGATAAAGTGAATGGAACATGTATAACACCATTATGTGGAGGATATCCAAATAAAAAATGTGATGGATATTGTTTGTTTTGTTACACACATTTGTTTCCTGATAAACCAATATCACAACATTATAGAACTAAAGAAAAAACAACATCGGACCATGTTATTCAGATGTTTCCAATATATACATGGATCAAAGATAAAAAAATATTTGATGGATGTTCCAGAAGAAGACCAGATTTAATATTAGATTTAGGATATCAAATAATTATAGTTGAGACAGATGAGAATCAACATAATGATTATGAATGTAGTTGTGAAAATAAACGTTTGGTGGAATTATCGAAGGATGTAGGATTTAGATCAATTATTTTTATCAGATTTAATCCAGATAGTTATTATGATGGTGATAATTTAGTTAAATCCTGTTGGAAAGTACATAAAAATGGAATTTGTGTGATTGATAATCAAAAAATTGATGAGTGGAATGAAAGATTACGAAATTTGGATGAACAAATAAAATATTGGTGTAATGAAGACAATAAGACGGATAAAATGATAGAAATCGTCCAATTATATTATGATCGAAAACCTATAAATGAAAATATAATTGATGAATCTTTAGATGAAAGCACAAGTGATAAACCTATCAACAAAAATATAATAGTAAAACCTATTAACGAAAGCATAATTGAAAAACCTATCAACGAAAACATAATTGATGAGCAAAAAGTTGGAAAAATTAAGAATATAAATAAAAAAAAGAAATAATTAATTTAATGTTTAAAAAATTAATCTCAATTCTTCAAATATTTTTTTTGTGATGGTATTTATATAAATAAAAAATTATGTCAGGTTTTAATAGCCGCTTCTTATATGATCAATGCACGTTCGATCAAAATTTAAAGACATCAACTGCACCATGCAGATATGATACATTCTTAGGTAAATATGAAAATGACAACATGACCATATCAAATGGTCCATGCAAAGGTGATTTGCAAAAAATTGGATGCAAACATTGCGATGTTAACAACACTGCAAATATTGAAGCAAAATGGACATCAATTGGACTTCGCACAGAAATCGAGAGTGATTTATGGGCGATTAATAGACCGAATACAAGATGTGCGGATTTAAAATTCCTTCCTTGTGGAACAGGATGCACTAAACCATTCTGTGCGAAGAAATGTCCCGATTATAAAGTTGTCACATTCCGTGCATGTGAACGTGACATTGTCCCATCGCAAAATAAAATGCCAACAACGACTGGATTTGATTAAATTAGGTTAACCACACGTTAAAAAAATGAATATTTAATGTTATATGTTTATTATATTATAATAAACATGTCAACTGGAACGTTAATGACAATTGATATTGATGATGATGAGAAAATAATTGAAAATAGAATTAATGTATTGAATGATGTTATAGATAAATATAAAAATGAAGTGACTTTATTAACAAATAAATTAATGAGAATGCGTATGAAAAATATATTAACATGCGATAGTGAACGTCCAAGACAATGGGATGACGATCATAATTGTTCATGAGACATAAAATAAAAACGTGTAATTATTAAATGTTTAAAAATATTTTTATGTTATTATATATATAATCATAAAAATGTCGGGACACTATTCGAAGAAAATATATGATCAATGTTATATAACAGAATTTATTGATCAACAAGTCAATCCATGCAAATATCGCACAGACCCAATATTTGGTGAACATAAATTAAAATGTCACGCGTTGAACGGTCCAAGATCTAATATGCCAAGAGGAACTGGAGAATTAGGTGATCCGGAAATTGGTTACAGGACTGATATTGAATCACAATTACAAAATATTGATGTGCCTGATTCGAGATGTATTACATTGAAAACAATGAAAGAAAAGAACGAAAGATTAGCGAGAATATCAAAAACGAAAAAAATAAATTATAAAACATGTGATAAAGATCAAGATTATATATATTCAAGATTAGATATTCCAGTCAATAATTATAGAAGCGTATATGTTCCACAACAATGGGGTTTTCCAATTATCGATCCAAAAGAATGGGTATTTTCTGGCATCGCAAATACAAATCAGATCGGTAACGAACGTTATGGAATTAATACTCAATTAAAAGCAAAAGATGCAGTGACACCACCAAACTTTTATCCTTCGTCTAAATTAACAATATAAATAACAATAATTATGTTTACAATTACTTAAAATAATATAATTCTATGATATAAATAATTTATATCATAAGATTATAATATGGAACTAGCATTAATAGCAGGAATAGGTCTTATTGGATCTACCATCATAAATAAATTAAATAATAATAATTCAGATCCTATTACTGAAGGAACTACAATAAAACATAAATTGAGTTCTAATTCTGGATCAAAAGAAGATATAAATAAAAAGATTAGATCAATTGAAGAAAATGATGATAAAGGAGATGTGACATATAACAACGGATATCAAGAATCGAACAATGTTAAATTATTTCCGACCGAATTTAATTCGAAGACACATCATTTATATGATACAATTGCAGAAGTTAAATTAAAGAATAAATATTATGATATGGCATCAGACCAGAGAGAAAAAAGTAAAATACCTGAAAGAACTAATATAATACCACCATATTATAATCAACCATATCAAAATAGAGAAAAAACGACATTAACAATGGGACCAGTCCCAACTGTCGAATTAAATGATAAAAAAATAGAATCATTTATGGATCAATTTAATTTACAAACAATTAATAATAGAGATGAGCCGAAAAGTATTGGTGACACATCATTAAGTGTTTCAAAATCGAATAAATCAAATCTAGAAAAAAATTTAACACACGTTGAAGGATTTTCACCATTTGATGCGGAAACATTAGATATGACGTATGGGATAACACCAAAAGAAAATTTTCATCACAACAACGAACAATTTTTCACAGCGAAACGTGATTTAGGAATAACTGAAAAAAATAATTTTGAATATCCGATGGAAATATTTACTGGTTCATCAAAAAATTGGAATCCGAAACGTGAAACATTACCATTTTTCGATCCAGAAGAATATAAGGAAAATCCATTTGGAACTAAATTGGTTGTCGACGAAGAAAGGGACCGTATGATTGTTGGGAGACAACGACAAAACGAAAGACCATTTGAACCAGTTAAAGTCCCCCCTGGAGTTAATCTTGATTATGATGAAATGCCTAAATTTGGTTTTCATGATCCAGTACGTATATTACCATACGACACGAATGAAACGAGAGTCGCTAATAAACCCAAAGAAACATATGAAGACAGAGTTAAAGGTCCCCCGAAAAAAGGTGAAAAACGTGGAGTCACCGCACCAGTTATTAAACGTAGACCACAACAATTTAGATATCAAGATGTTGATGATTTTGTCCCAAATAGAGCTGTTAATACAGCTGATCCAGTTTATGGTGATTGGGAATCAGATATTCACGAAAATGCACGGACAGCAACAACGACAACAGAAATGGATGGACCAGCCGGTGGACCATCAAGAGTTGGTGGTTTCGGAAGAGATGGTGAAAAGAATTTCACAGTTTTAAGAAAAGTTAGACATGTTGAAGATAAATTAGGTCCACGTGCTACGGATAGATATACAACGAATCCAAAATCGTATAATATATTATTAAATGAAAGAAATACAACAAATTATGATGAAACAGGTAATGCTATAAATCATAACCAAGGACATGTCGGATTTGATCCAAATGATATTGCCAAAGGAACCAAGAAACAAACATTAACTGAAAAACAATTTAACACGATGATATCTAGATCAGTTGAATCATATGCAAACTTAACAGATGAAGCTAAATCAACAATAAAACAGATTATCGCGACAAAATCATATCAACAAATTATGTCAGGTGCGCAACATAATGCATATTCGAATCTTACTGATGAAGCAAAACAAACATTAAAACAAATGTTAACTGTCGCTGAATTTAATACAAATGTAGGATCAAATGAGAAAGGAACATATGCTGAACCACAAGATATAGCGAACACAACATTGAAAGAATTATTGGTTATGCTTGAACAAAATACACATATGGGACCAGCTCAAAAGGAAACATATGTTAATTTGTCAGATCTAGCGAAAACAACCGGAAGACAAACAATCGAAGAAAAAGAATTTAATACTGTTGTACGTCAATTAGTAAAATCATATGCTAACTTAACGGATGAATCAAAAACAACATTAAAAGAGTTGCTAACAAGTAAAGAATTTAACACACATACTGGACCATTAGAAAAGAGAGCATATGCAAATTTAACAGATGAAGCGAGGTTAACACTAAAACAATTATTAACATTAGTTGAATTAAATACGCAAATGGGTCCGGCTCAAAAAGAAACATACGTTAATTTAACAGATACCGCTAAAACAACTGGAAGACAAACATTAACAGAAAAAGAATTTAATACATTTTTATTTAGAGCAATGCAATCATATTCAAATCTAACTGACAATGCAAAAACAACAATTAAACAAATTCTATCGACTCAAAAATTAAACACGATAATGGGTTCACTCGAAAAGGGATCATATGTTAATTTAACGGATGAAGCAAAAACAACACTCAAGCAACTATTATCGGAAAAAGAATTTAACACAATTATGGGTTCTGCTGATAAAAAATCATATGTTAATTTAACGGATGAAGCAAAAACAACACTCAAGCAACTATTATCAGAAAAAGAATTCAATACAATGATGGGTTCTGCTGATAAAAAATCATATGTTAATTTTACGGATGAAGCGAAATCGACATTAAGACAATTATTAACGTTATTAACATTCTCAAATTTCATGAAACAAAATCCAGGAACATATGCAAATCTAAACGATGATGCGAAAGTCACACTCAAGCAATTATTAACGATGATGGAAAATAATACACATGTAAATTCCGCTGAAAAAGGAACATATGCGAGCTTACAAGATTTAGCTAAAAAAACAATTAAGGAATTTTTAGCTGTTAAGCATTTAAATAATAATGTTGGAACAGTCAAACGTGAAACAGCTATTGATTATGATGATACTGCAAGAATAACACACAAACAAGATCTATTAAATGAAAATTATATGGGGACATTAATAAATTCAGCAATTGGCACGATCCAAGAACAATACGATATTCCGATGACAATGAAAGATATGACAAAAATATTGGATTATATGTCGGCTGCATATGCGGCAGGTGTTAATCGTAAACCAAGAAACGATATGGCAGAACGTAATATGAGGCAAAATATTGCGAAAGAGAAAATTGCTGAAGGAAGATACCCGACATTAAGTGGTCCAAAATTGATTCCGACACGTGATAATTATGATAATATGAGACAACGCGATAAACCGAATTATAATAGAGCGAATCCGCCAACATTGTTAACGAAGCTTAACTTGGAAGATAGACAAATATTTGGAGGACAAAAAATTAAACGAAAAATAAATTATGATGAAAGATTGTATAAAGAATTACTGGGACAATTAGATGATAATCCATTAGTGAATAACATACAGACGAACGTAAGATCGACATTTAGAGAATAAATTTTTTGACTGTTATAAATTAGTATATCTAATTTATAATAAGTTATTACGAATGATACATAATTCGAATGAAATACGTTTGAATAAATATTCATCACATATTGGTAGGCAACTATATGGTGGGATTGATTTTATAATATTGTGACAACGACATAATTCATTATGATAACCTACTGAACGATTTTGTGTAATTTCATTAAATTTAGTCGCAATAATATCACTATGTCTATTCACATAATATGTTTTATTATCAATTCGTCTATCACTTGGATCATTTTCACTTAATTCTTCCGATAAAATTACAACTGTATCCTTATTTCCGGTCCCATCAATTCGTAAATCATGTCTAAATTTAATCATCTCAACATCAAAAACATTAGAACTATTACCTAGTACAATATCACATAATATTAAATCAAATTCAATATCATGTATCATTTGATTAGTTTCTTGTAAATTTTTAGATGCGAACACATTATATTTATGACCATTAAAATTAGTAAAATAACTGACCAAATGTTCACTAACAAAAATATTATCTTCAACAATTAAAATATTATCGGTTCGCTCGCCACCAAATAAGTTTTTATAATATTTATATTTATGTATCAAATCCATATTTAATACGTAAGATTAAATTAATTTTTATCATTTAATATTTCTTTAAAGTCTTCAGCCGTTAATAGTTTACTAATATCTTTTTTCATAATTTTTTGTTTATTATCATTCAACACTCTAATAATAAATTTATAAGTTTCCTTAACATGTTCAGCTTTTTTAGCACCAGTAATTATGATATTACCAGTTTGAAAAACAAATATCGATACATATACATCATCTTCATCAAGTATTTTATATTTAATATCAACACATGAATGAATTGGTGATAATGAACATATTATTTTTTTGCTTGTCAGGATATTAAATAGATATTCTTTGTTCACCCAATAATTAATTTTAAAATTACTATTTATCAGGTCGATTTTAAAGTTTGTTACATTAATTTTATCAGGATCTTCAACAAACGTAATTTCAATTTCTTTATTTGTCGACTCATCTTTGACTATAAGTTTTTCTTTTAATTTATATATTAGTTTAGTCATCATGATATTAATATCAGATAATTGTTTACATCCTGTAATTTGTATTGATCCATTTTTAAATAATTTAATATTCATAAAACGATCATTTTCAATGTTAATAATTATCGTATTTTGATTATAAAAATTTTTTTTAGAATTTTTATTCAATGATTTGAATCTTTTTTTATATTCATCAAAGCATCTTATACCTTTAACAGATTTAACAGATATTATGTTATCATGGTCAAGAACCATATATTTATAAATGTTATCAGTTTTAAATAATGTGCCCATGCAACATGCTAATGTAATTGTTGAAATTAAAACATTCTCTGGGATTTCATTCATGTTATAACTTTTTACATCAATATACTCAACCATTTTATTATTATTTTGTATATCGACAACATCGTATTCATTATCATCAAGTTCCATTGATAAGTGTTAATATAATTAATATATATACTCTTTAAGTCATATAAATAGAATTTTCATTTTTTTGAGTATATAAAAATTGGATCCATCGTCTCATAAAAATTTTATCAACTTTTTATTTATAGGGGGTCAACATCAACCCCTATAAATAAAAAATTGCATTAATTATTCGTTGGTTCCTGTTGATATAATATAATATAAATATATAGTATAATGTCACAACTTCAGAACATAAATAGTGGGTATCTAGAATTAATTTTAGGACCGATGTTTTCTGGGAAGTCAACAGAACTTATATTACAAATAAGAAGGTATAGAGCGATTAAAACCAATATGATTGTTATCAAGCCCAATATTGATGTTAGATATTCACAAAATGAAATATGCACACATGGAACGAATGACGAGTGTAATAAAGATGATAGGGAAAAAGAAAAATGTAAAGTGTACGAAAGAACTGCACTTAAAAGTGTATTTGATGAAAAAAATTATAATGATGCAAGAATGATTGCAATTGAAGAAGGACAATTTTTTACTGATATTTATGAAGTTGTGAAAAGAATGGTAGACGTTGATAAAAAAATAGTATATATATCAGCACTTAATGGTGACTTTCAGCGTGATATATTTGGTGATATATATAAATTAATTTCGTTATGTGATAATATTACGTTTAAGCAAGCGTTATGTTTGGTGTGTAATGATGGGACACCTGGAATATTTTCTAAAAGAATTATACAAAATAGTCAAACATCATCACAAATAAAAGTTGGTGGTGCAGAAACGTATAAAGCTGTTTGTAGGAAACATTTTTTTGAATAAAACTAATATAAAGTCACGCGTTAGTTTAATTAAACATTAACCTAGAAATAATTTAATGAGAGTAGTATCATTTGATGTTGGAATTAAGCATTTAGCATATTGTGTAGTTGAATGGAATGAAAGTAATGATATGAAAAATAATCTTAAGATACATAGTTGGGGTATTATTAATTTAGTTGAAAGTCAAAATAAAGATGACGCACCACTTTGTCATTGTTTTGATGAAAAATGTTCAAGTAAAGTAAAATCATATATTGAAGTAAGCACTAATAAATATTATTTTTGTAACAAACATTTTACAAAAAGAGAAATATTATTAAAAGATACGATTGACCCATTTTTAGAAAATAAATGGGAACAATTGTATGATGTTAAATGTTGTAAATGTAATATTCCAGACGGTGAACAAAAAAAATCAAAAAAATCTTATTATATGAATAAAACGATTAATATGACATTATGTAACACACATTACAAACAATTTATCAACAACATAAATAAATCAACAAAAAAAGTGCATTCAATTAAGAAAAAAAATGTAAACGATTTGACAACATATGATTTGAAATTACAACTTATTAAATGTTTCGATGAACGCAAAGAAATATTTTTGAAAGGCATAGATATGGTATTAATCGAAAATCAACCTGCATTTAAAAACCCAAAAATGAAAGCTATATCTGATACATTATATACATGGTTTATGGTCAGGGGAATAGTTGATAAAGATATTAATAATGCTTCAATCGGTGACATCAAATTTATTTCACCATCAAATAAATTAAGAGAATTTGATCAAAAATTAATTTTAGATGCGGATGAATCTAAGAAATATAAAGTAACAAAAAAATTATCAATTGAAAACACGAAATCGATGTTAATGTCATATGGTTTAAATGAATGGGTTAAATATATGATGTCATATGATAAGCAAGATGATTTAGCTGATAGTTTTTTACAGGGATGGTATGTTTTAAATAATAATCATGACGATAAATTATTTAAGGAATGGGAAATTTTATATGATAAAACAGCAATTGATGTTGATGGTGTTGAATATGAAATAAAAAAAACGGATGGAATTATTGAAAATGAATTACCGAAAGTTGGAAAAAAGAAGGGTAAAACTAATAAAATTATCAAAGATGTAAACATCGATAATATTATAGTTAAACAGGAACAAGATGAATTACCAAAAGTAGGAAAAAAGAAACATTAGTTAGTTTGTATCTTATTAACAATCGAATTTAAATTATTTGATTGTTTAGGAAGAGGTTTTGTGCGTTTAATACGTTGATGGTTACCAAAATTAATTTTATTCGAATTTGTTAAATCTTTATTATCTTCTTCGATTAAACCAATTATTGAAACCATTGGGGGAAGAATAAATCGATATTCCCTATTTATAATGTAAAAACTTTCTCTGTATTCGTTGATCGATAAATGCCCACCAAACATTTTTAAAGTCTGTCTAGGCGGAGCTGGCATGATTTTTGAATTATTTAATCCATTATTGAGTATTTCATCAAATGCATTTTTAAGTTGATACATGTTAGCCATCCTATCCCATATTTTACTGTCATTAATATCCAATATATATGCTAATGTGCAATTAAATGAACAGAAACACCCATACATATGATAATTATTTTTTATAATATGTTCAGGTATACCTAATGGTATATTATCAAATGTATGACAACACCACCAACATGCAACATCCGTTTTATCTGCCCAAACATTTTCGTTTTTATTATAAAAATTAATTTTTGTTTCAAATATTTTTTTATCAAAAGTTGTCGTGCAATGGACGATTCCTTTTTTTAATTTAGTTATTTCATTAATTAATTCATTTATCTTATTTTCATGACATGCACATTTTTGACATGGTAACACTCGTAATTTATGTTCATTACTGTCATCACTCAAATCCACACATTTTGATATATTTTTATTCGTGTTATCATTATTTTTTATGATATCACATTTTTCTGGTTGATCCATTTGAACTTTATTTGTTTCCATAATTACTTTTAACATATCATCCATTTTTAATGGTAGATGTGCAACTATTAAGTCCGACATTATTTCAACATCTGATGATTGTTCTAAATTAATTAATTTTGAATTAGCCTTTCTACCACGTTTTTTGATAGTAAATTCATTAATATTTTTATCTTCGGTTTTATCCTGTTGAGTCAATTGGTTCTTAGGTTTTCTACCTCTTTTCTTTTTTCCAGTATATGTTGGATCATTTAAAGTTTGATTAATATTTTCTTCATTTGATTTTATTTCCTCTGACATAGTTACTTATTCATAATCAAGAAATCTTTATATTTACTCATTTTTTATTCGAACCTTATTTTCTCGTTTGATTGCTTTCGATCTTAATGTCATTATCAACAGATGATTTAGCTTCGAATGTATTATTTTCGATGACTTGTGGTATACTACCTGATTTTGAATTATAATTTACAGTATTTAAACTAACCGCAAGTACTAATTTAAATATTGGATCAAGTTTCGCACCACAACTTTCATATTTATTAACAACTGATTCATAATATACTTTATTTATCTTAACTTGATCTGAGCAACATTTAGATTTGAACACTAATGAATTATCAGTCATTGATATTATATAATTAGAAAATCTTTATATTTACTCATTTTTTACTTGAACTTTATTTTTTTTTGCCAGATGGCTTTTAGTCTTAATGTTACTACTTACGGATGGTTTAACTTCTGATGTATTATTTTCAGTTTCAACAGTATCTCCAATTGTTATATTATTATTTTCTGTAATCGAATCTAAATGTGCTATTTTATTTATATTTTGTAATAAATTTTTAACGGACGTTGGTTTCGCGGTTGCCGTCACCGTCGCTCGTTTTGGGGATTGATGTTGCTTATTTTGCGATATCTCAGATGATTTTTTCTTTTCATCAAGTACTTTTTTAAGATGTTGATGAACTTCTAATTTATTATCATATTCAGATGGTCCACTAATTGTTTTATTTACACCACTTTGAAGTTTTGCAATTAATTCTGGATTATTTTTGATGACTTCATCAACTTGTGGCATACCAGTACTTAATGATTGTGAAGTATGATATGTTACAGCACTTAATCCTATCATCATTGCTAATTTAAATTCTGGCTCAAGTTTTGAACCACTTCCCTTATATTTATCGAGTAATTCACCAAATACAGTATCAAAATCATCTTTATTCATCTTAACTTGATCAGCCCATCCTTTTAATTTAAATCCGAATGGATCATAACGTTCATTAAGATATTCAGTTCCAGTAATAAGGTTGCACATTATACTTTTACACAAACCAATCCCATCTTTCTTACTTTGTAAATCGGTTTGATATTTTAGTTCCGCTTCTAATTCTTCGAGATCTGAATCTTTATTATATGTTCCTGTTAATTCTAAACCAATATTTTTAAGATACATCAATTTAGCAAGACATTCTAATTTTTTAGATTTAATTTCGCGTGCAGTTAATGGTTTATTCGGTTCTACAGATGGTGGTGATGGGAATATCGGTTTGTTTATTTGTTGTGTTATTGGTGGTTGTACATTAATAGGGTTCGTAATTGGTGGTTGATGGACATCATCTGAAAATTTTGTCATATCAAAATTATGTTTGATTACTTCTTCTAATTTTTTAGTCATATTGGCGACATGTGGTGATGATGAATTAATTCGATGTCTTGTCGATAACCGAGATGGTTTGGAATGTTTAGATTTGTTGGATAATTCATGTTTTTTATCATCATCAATTGGTTTTATATCAGAATTAAATCCAACATCAATATCGGCTTGATTCTTATTAATTTCATTATTCATATCAGCAACGTATGAATCTTCACCGTCAGTCGCATTATTATCGACAATTTTTGCGGTTTGTTTTACTAATTTCATTTTTAGTGGATCTGCTAAATTTTCGAGAAACAAATCAGCTGTCGCAACAGTCGCCATTGCTACATTACCAATAGATGCAACGGTTACGTTATTTAAATTTTTATTATTCATACTGTTATTTAATTATTTCGGAAAGTATTTATATGCTTTAAACCTAAATAAATATTCTAAATTAAATATCTCTGGTTCTAATAATATATTATGTATTGTCCATTAGACGAAGCTTGGCCTGATTACAATTTAACACAAATTAATAACGCTGATCATATTATAAATAGATCACATGATCATCATATAGAAACCATCGATACAAAAACAAATGAAACAAGACCAGAACTTGTCAGCCATAAAATAGAGCATATGTATGATCAAAAAAATGAACATATAACTGATCAAAGAAATGAACAGTCTGTTGATAAGCAACTTGAAAGTCCATATAAAATAGATAAACAAGAAAAAAATAAATGTGATTGTGGTGATTTATTATATCATATAGAGCATTGCGACGAATGTAAAAAATTAATGGCGAACAAATATTCACACAATAAAATTTCTGATTTATTTGTATCAACCCCACAATTAAGGGAAACTATTGTTGTTTTTTTAGTTGGTATATTAATATTGATGTTGTTAAATTTATTTTACAAATAATTTTATGTATCATTCCATTGTATAAAAAACACGTTTGGGTAATAAAATTTAACTTTAATTTCTTTTAAATCTTTTAATTTTTTATATAAATATTCAACACATTCATTGAACGGAAATGATAATTCTCCAAAAATAAATGATGGTATCTTATAAATACAATTATGCCTTCCTTCAATAATTTTTAAATTTATGATGTTACATATATCTTTAAAAATTTTTTTATATATTTGTTGTTGCTCGTTTTTGATTTGATCTTTTTTTATTTTAATTGGTGTTAAATTTATCATTAATAATATTTAGTCGTAAATTTATTTTGAATTTTGTTCAAATAATACATATTAAATGTTAACACTAATTATGAAATGATTGATAAGCAACTTGCTAATTTAATTAAAATAATTGATATTAATAGTTTGGTTATATCTGGTGGCGGTATTAAAGGTTTTATTTATTTGGGTGCCATTAAATTATTTTTTGAATATGGTATCATCGACAAAATTAAATATTTTTATGGTACATCATTTGGTGGATTAATTGTTACATGTTTAAATTTAGGATGGGAAATGGATGAAGCATTTAAATTCGCATTAAATTTTCCGTTAGATTGTATAATAGATTATGATATAGACAATTTTTTTGACAATTATGGTCTAGTATCAAAAAAAAATTATAAAACATTATTCAAAAAAATAATTTCATTCAAAGGATTTGATGAAAACATTACATTCGATGAGTTATATAAAAAAACTTCAAAAGAACTTCATCTTATAACATATTCACTCAAAAAAAATAAATGTATAGATTTAAATTATGAATCGACACCAACGTTAAAAATTTGGGAAGGGTTATATATGACAACAGCTTTACCAATTTTAATATCACCATACGAATATGGTGATGATATATATATTGATGGTGGCATACTTGAAAATTTCCCATTGTCAAGAGTGAAACCAGAAAATATTAATAAAACAATTGGAATATGCACAGATTCATATAAAATAAATTATGATCTATTACGTAAAAATTTTGTTAATAAAGATTTACTTAAACACATCGAATATTTGCTCGAACTAATAAAAGTTGTTTTCGGTGCCACACAATTTTATGATACAAACAATTATATAACATTATATTTTGATAACGAATCTGAATATGCGAACACATTTGATTACTCAATAAATAACAAAAATAGAAAAAAATTAATTAATTGTGGATATAATCAGTCAATTAAACAATTTGAATGTATCATCGAATCAATATTCAAAAAACAAATTAATATAAGTAAAAAAATTATTGGTTCTAAATATCATGAAGTATAAATTAATCATCTAATTTTGTTTCAATTTCAGATTTTTTATTTTTCCGATTTCCTTTGTGGTTCTGTTTTTTGTGGTTCTGTTCTTCGTGGTTCTGTTCTTCGTGGTTCTGTTCTATGTGATTCTTTTCTTTATCATCCTTTTCTATGTCATCCTTATTTTTTTGCCTATTTAATTGTTTCAATTCTTCATATTCTGCCTCTCTTTGTGATAATAGTTCTTCAAATGTATATTGTTTGCGGTTTGATTTATGAATGCGAATCGGTTCAAATGCTTCATTAATATTCGAAACACTTGTTGATGTCCCAATTAATGATTCTTGTAAATTTTCTAACCCATTAATTTCCGATATATCACCTGTATAACTACCAATTTGTGTGTTTGCCGCCGGAACATCTTTTATTTTTATATCATCAAGATTATTTGCGTCAAAAATATTATTATCATCATTTTCATTTTCCATATCATCTATTTTTTTCGCGTCAAAAATTTCATTAAATACATCATGAAATTTCGTTGGATCGGATGGTAATCTTTCTTTTAAGTCATCTTCGATTTTTAGTTCATCTCTATGTATAATTCGCGAATTAACGAGACTATCAATATCTTCACGATTTAGTTTTGTGTCAGTAATATTTGTTTTTGATTTATTTTTTTTAGTCATTACATCATTAAAAATATTTATTTGGTCATCAGATGGTTTATGATATGATTTACCAGTATTATCGAATTTAACTTTAAGATTATGAAAATCATTACTTAAATTAAATTTATTTGATATTTGTTCCATATCACCATTAACTATATTTATTAAATTTTCTGGCTCATTTTTAACTAAATTTGATAACATTTCATATATATCATTAATAAATGATTGAAATATACCAGATTTAATATCATCAATAGTCACAACACTATCACATCCTTTAATTTCAATATATTCCTGATCTGAGTTTATAAATTTATCTGGATGATATTTAAGTGCTAAATTATAATATTTGGCTGTGAATTTTCTTTTAATTTTATCGATATCATCAATATTCGCTATGACTTTACCACGAAGCCCAAATAATTCAATAAAATCAATATCAATAAAACTACTTGATTCATAATTTTTATTAATTTCTATGAGTTGCTTAAATAAATAACTTGAATTTTCGATTTGTTCCATAAGTAATATTATAGAATATATATATAATTTATTTTTAAATTATATTCGCACTAAATAAATATAAATGAGTAAATTAGATAAGTATTTTGCATCATTATATTTGGCATCATTGGGAGATAGAATTGGTTTTGGTAATGGTAAACGAGAAAAAAGTTATATTGATGAAAACATAATATCTGGTAATAAAATAAGTCAAACATTAGTAGAAGGTTTAAGCTCAATTATGATTTTTAAGTTTATTGCTGGAGGTGGAATAACTGGACTTAATATCGAGAAATTAAAAATTTCTGATGATACTATTATGCACACAAATACATGCGATGGACTTATTTATGATTATAAAAATCGTGATGATTTATATAACTATATTACACAAAAATATGTTACATCTTTTAAAGATATAAATTATATGAGAGATGTATTATTAGCAGGAAAACAAACAATCGAATCAATTAAGAATATTAATGCTGGGGTCAATTGGAAAAATTTTGTATATAATAAAAATGCTGGTGGTTCTGGTGGTCCTATGCGTACTATGTGTATCGGATTAGCATTTTATCAAACAGATAATTTACTTAAATTAATTGAATCAACAATCATGATAACATCTATTACACACCCAAATTGTACAGCATTTTTAGGTGCTATAACATCAGCATTATTTACTTCATATGCATTAAGAGATATGAATCCAGAAACTTGGATATTTGAATTAATCAGACTATTAGATACTGATGTGATTGATAATATCATAGAAAAAATTAAACCATCATTTATTGAACAATTTAAAGAAGATAAAAAAGCGTTCATATTTAAAATTAATACATATATTGAAACATCATTTGATGAATACAACTATATAATTAATGAAACACATCAACGTGTTATTTATTCATATCAACGTATGATGTATTATTATGATAATTTCGCGACAAATAAAAAAATAATTAAACCCGGATCAGGTGCTGATGATAGCGTAATTATTGCGTATGATTGTTTAATGATGTCAAAAAATAATTATGAGAAATTGATATATATGAGTATGATAAACATTGGTGACACGGATACTATTGGGTCAATTGCGTCGGCGTGGTATGGAGCATTATATGGTTTATCGAATGTGCCACCGAATTTAATTGTTAAGACTGATAAAATGTATTTATTAATGGAAATGAATGCTGAAAATATATATAGTAAATATTATGAAAAAAAGGTTATGAATTATTGATTCATAATATAAAATGTATAAATTAATGTTTTAATTGTGAAAATTATTTTCTAGATTTATAAATATAAAAGATCAAATGTCACAAAAAGATTTAGTATCTGACTATTTCAAAGCATATCCAGTTCTTCAATATTTAATCCCTGCTATTACAATAAAAGGTGTCAATGTTTCTCATCGTCTATTTGTGATGAGACAATTACTATGGATGGCTGTAAAAATTATGAATGGTGAAACACTTGGTAGTAAAAAGGATGCGGAATTATGGGATGATGTGCTAAAGAAGGCATTTCCATCCAAGGATGACATGAAGAAAGCAGTTGAAGATGGTGGATTTGTCTTTGACGAATCAGCTCAAAGATGCTATCCATTAGGTTCAAGCAATTTAAATTCAACACCATTAGTTCAAGGAAAACAAGATTTAATTGATGAACTCGCGAAGGGAAGCCCAAGCCAATATAAATCGGGAAAAACTATTGAATTAGTTGATTTATTGGGAAAATACCAAGCAGGTCTCATTAAAACATCATCTGATATTTACTTTGTACTTGCTGACGGATATGATTCGATAATTGGTGCTCTTGAACCATTTACTAATGAAAAAAATAAAGAAGAAGGTACATTCAGCCAAAACGCGAATGGTGATATGGTTTATGTTAAAGATGGAAAGGAAATTAAATATGGTGATCTTGTTTCGAAACTAGATTTAGAAGGTAAATTTGGTATCATAGTTAAAACTGATGATAAAAAAGATACAGATAATCTCACTGCCATGATTGTTAATTGTCTTGGAAACGATATGTCAACGATTGATGCCTGCAAACTTAATTTTGATAAATATGCTGGACCATTGAATACTGATGTTTTTGAAGTAGAAAAAATTCCATTAGAAAAAAGACGTGTGATGGCTTATAGAATTATAAAAGGTTTCGGTATACCACCAAAATTTAATGAAGGTAAATATTCATTCAGTGGATACACTGATGATGAAATCGGGAAATTAATTAATATTGTTGGTAAATCCGATAAAATTTCGTACATTAAACGGTTAATGATGATCATAGGTACTTACGAAATTGCACCTAAAGCAAACGAAAGACCATCAATGACAAGTGTTTCTCCCCCAACATATGCAACAATCAAGGGTTCATTTATTGGAATGCCATTCCCGATGATGGGAAGACAGTTCGGCGGTGCATCAGATGATGAAATACTTAAGAGCAGTGTTATTCAATATGGAGGAAAACAAGAGATTAGTCTTGTCATTCGTAACATTGACGCAAAGATTTCTGCGTTGGAAAAAATGGGTAAATTCTTACCAGAAAGCAAGAAAACTGAAATCAAAAATAAAACTCTTCAATTAGAGACATTGGGCAATGAAATTGATATAATTGATAAGTTACTTGCTGATTATCTGATCGTCGCTTCCCATCATCCAGCAGGTAAAATATCATTAACAGAAAAAGAAGTTAATGATTTCAAAACTAAACTTGATGAAGACAACGCAATCGCTGCAAGAAAAATTGGTAAATTTGCTGATCTCAATATGAAATTAGTTATCACTAATAACTAAATAAATTTATATTTTTATGATCAACAATAAAAACTGAAATTGATTATTATGATGGTTTGTTAACAAACTATCATTAAAAAACTAATGTTATTATTAAAGACGGAACGACATGAAAAATATATATTTTAACTATTATGCGATGTCAGCATCTAGTGAATTTATTGTTTTTATCATTTGCATCATAACATCTATTACATATCATATAATAAGTTTGTGATGCAAATGATAAAAACAATAAATTCACTAGATGCTGACATCGCCACAGTCGCCTGTTATACATTCGTGTGTCAACGTTTAAGTTTTCATATATTTAATCATAAATGAAAATTAGTACAAAAAATGTATGTTAGTAGTTATGATTAACAATAATAAAAAACTGAAACCATCTACTAGCAGATAACCTTAAATAATTATTATGATGGTTTGTTAACGAACTATCATAAATTTAATTTTGAAATGCTAATCCAGCAACACCATTAATAATTCTAAAAATATTATATGATATTGCATAAATACGTACAAGTGCTGGTTTGTTATATGATATTGGTTCAACAGATATATCGATACTTATATCATCTATTTTTGAAAAATTACAAGACCCAGATGGTTGAGAATTAAATGGATTTAGCGCAAATGAATACAAAAATAATCCTAATGGTGCTGGTGCCTTATGGTGTTGTAATGATTGAACATACGAATAAAAATTTTTATCATAATCTGGATCACGATTAAATCCGTTTAATTTAATTAGTATTTTTTTAATTAAACTTTTAGCTATATTTTTGTTGACACTTGTCGTATAATTATATTGGTCACTATAAAATTGATTTTCATTTGATGTCATGTAAGCCATTTGTGCCCTAATTAATAATTCTTTCGTCGGATATGAATAACCAACTTTAATTTTGTTTGACGAATTATATATATTTTTTTCATTATCATATTGACATACATCAATTAAATATTCATGATCTGATCTCGCAAATTTAACTCTTTCCATATTATCAAGATAAACATAATCAATGTATAAAAATGCATCTGTTAACGTTAAATTATATATACTTCTAAATGACGTGTTAGATTTTGTCAAATTTAATACTTCAATATTTGTCGTTATCGTCGGATATATATTTGTAGATGGATCATATACAGTTGTCGTATATCCAGATTCGATACCAGTTAACACATCACCGACATTTAGCACTATACTCGGATCAGTTTTTATGTAACCAAATTGCATTGTCGTTTGGTTAAAATTAACATATTGTACATATGATTCAGTTCCATTAATACTAATTAACTCATGTGGTTTAAATAAACTCACAGCATCAGTTATATATATATAATTTGTCGGACCAGTTATGATACAATCTCGTATACTAGCAAATTCAATATTAATTTTAACTTCTGAATATTCTAACGCGACAATCGGTAACGACATCGAAAGATTATGACAAAACCAAAAATTAAGTGGAATACATAACGTATACGCATCTTTTGACGCACTATATTCTGTTAATTCTGGCATGTTTCCAATCAAATGATCTATACCTTTACGATTATTATCTTTATTCAGTTCATTCCATATATACAACCAATCAGAATAATGTGTATCGATAACTTTACCACCTATTTCTAATTCAACTAAACTAATTAATGTGAATCCAACATTATTAACCCACCTCATAATCGCTCCATTTGGCAACTCGGAAATGTTTGGTAATGTGACAACAACATATATTCTATTCATTAAATCTCCATTTCTTGCAACAGTACATGATACTCTAGTACCAAAATTTGCTTTTATATTAAAATATTGCGGAATTGATTCTATTGAAAAATTAGTGTGGCGTCTATATACAATTTTAAAAAAAGTTACTTGTGGATCTTCTGTCAAATATATATTTTCGATCCCATATGCTACTAACTGTATTATTCCTCCAGTCATTCTTAATAATATATCCCAAATAAAAAAAATTAAATAAACTTAATATTTAATTGTTCCAAGCTTTTCCAACTAATCCACTAATATGTCTCATGATGTTGTAACTTCTAGCGAATACATGATTATTTAACATATCTTTTTTATTTATATTTTGATAACTGTCGTCCAATTCTAATTGTATTTCTGGTTTTAATGTGTAAAAATTAGCGTATCCAGATGGTTGATATTCGGTTGGATGTAACGAAAAATTATAAATTTGTAATCCTGGTATCATATTATTGTATGATTGATATTCCACAATCCGATTCGAATAATCACCACTTATATTATATCTTTCAACACTGTTTAAATATAATTTTGAAAATGATATCGTTTGTTCTTGTATTTTTTTGGTGTAATATGTATTAAATGCATTTTCAATATATGAAGCGTCATATGGTGTTAAATTATTTATCAACAATTGTAAATTATTTAAGTTTATATATTGACCTAGTACATATGCACTATTGATTATAGTTATGTTACTTGTGTAACTAAGTTCACTTAATATATTTTTATATTTATTCATCATAATATTCATACATTCTTGATATAAATTATATATGTCATCATCATATTGATTATTATTTATAGTTTGTTGTAAATATATTAATTTATTTATCGTTGACATGTCTAATTCTGGTAACAAATAATTAAATGTGTAATTATAATATTGTTTCGCTTCCTTCATACTCTTGAGCTGAACATAATAATAATAATCTAATATCAACGCATTTAATGGGACGTGAAAATGTGTTTGGAATTTTGTCGTCAGATCCATCATGATTGGGGCATTATATAATTTTTGTTGATATAAATATTCATGTCTTTTTGATGCAAACATTTCTCTTTCCAAATCATCCAAATATACTACTTCATAAATTGATGTAAATTTAATTGAATTTCTATAATTTACATCGACGAATTTACTTTTAATAATTATGTCTTCTAATTTTTTAACATCAATAACAATATCCATTTTAGAATATAATGATGCAATCATGGGTATGGATAGTCCTGATATTTGAGAAAAATATAATGGCACTTCGATAAATAATGTTATATTATTTTTTGTTTGGCTACCAATTAGTAATCTTTCATCGTTTCTATTCATTTTGTTATAACATATACGTTTTGTCTTATTATTTATCAAATTGTGATAAATATACATATAATTATCCCTCAATTCATCAACAGATATCCCATCAATTTTCATATCAATTTTATCTAATATAAAATCGGCTAAATATGGTATATACGCGAATGTTGGTATCGTTGGTTTATTCATAAAAGCGGTTATATCATTATATAGTAACGTCTTATCGTTATAATTTGTTATCTCAATTAAAAAACTATTACTAAAAAATATGACGAAATCTTGTGAAATAGTTTGTGCTAGATTTGTAATAATTTGTAGCCCAAAATTCGACGTATCAAATTTATAATTGTCTGGATCTATATTCGGTTCAGCTGTAATGAATTTACTTGATGGTAAATTGTCATTTAATTTAATCATACTTTCCAGTACAGCTATGGAGATTGCTGATATAAAATCAACATTTGATACTTTATCATCAAGTTGCAAATAAAATTCACTTCCCAATGTATTCATTTTTTCATTAAAATTAACTATATTTGATGATCTGTTTAATATTCCATATATAATTTCATAAACGTTTATTTGATCATATATATCATACATCGTTAAAATAGGTTCACCTGATGCGATTTCTATTGGATCAATGATTATTAAAGTAGGATCAATATATTTATTTATCATTAAATTATCGAATCCAAACATCAACAATTCAATATTCGCATAATTTGTAATTGGAATAGTTGTTGTTATTGTCGTTGTTATATCACTTGTGCCAACTATTTTTGGTGTTAATTTTAATTGATTATTTTGTATGTAATAATTTGATGATAAATATAATTTATTTTCATTATTTATAAAAATTTGAATTATGTCATGATTAATATAATTTTTATTAATTTGAAATTTTGTACCATCTTTTTTTGACACAATAATAATATTTTCATATGGATACAAATTAGGAATATTTGTGTTACCACTTTCTAATGGTTCTATATCAATATTGCCATCATTTCCTGTTGTATATTTAGTTCCATTAACATAAATTGATGATATTAAATTTATTTTTTGCCCGTCCATTACACCGTATTCTGTAAACGCAAATGGAAAATTAATGTACAATTTTAGGGTCTCACTTTTAATACTTGTGATAGAATAAATTTCTGGTACATCTTCGCCGATTCGCTTAATTTTTAATAACTTATGTTGGTCTGATATGATATGATTTATGTTGATGTTAATTATGTTATCAATAATTTCAAATTCATCCGATGTTAAATTTAATAATTGTTCATCAGAATGAATTATATTTATGTATCTCATATCAATATTTGGATCAATAATATTGATTTCTGAAATTGTAATATTTTGTGCAATGTATCCTGAATTTACATATAGTTCAATCGCATCATATATTATATTACTCGTGTCGATTGACCTTATTCTATCCATTATATTTTTATAAATAGTTTGATATATAACATTATTATTCCATAAGTATTTCATCAAGTGAAGTATCGGATTCTGTGTTATTTTTTGAGTCTCGTTATATGTATATGCTGTGACAATAAAATTAACTAAATAATCAATCATGGAACTGTTTAAAACATCAATTATTTGTCCTTGGATCGATAATCCACTCATCGAATCATTCAATGTTATATATTGTTTTAATGGGACAGCATCTCCAAGTAATGGTAATATTTTGTCCACATATGTAGCAATTTTAATTCCAATGTTATCACTATCCGCTTTTAAATTAATATTTTTTTCGATATATATCATATATATAATAATTTTTAGCGTGGCATCTCTAGAATTATCATCATCTGACATGTTTTTATATGTATCCTTAATTATATCACTATACATTACGTTATAACTATCAGTGATACCTCCATTGTAATTATACAATAATAATGTCAAATTTGCTGAATAATTCAATTGTGCATCATCCAATGTAACAACATTTATTGTTGGATATATATCAGTCGATTTAATATGTAAAAATACTTTTGGTGTGAGATATGATTCATAATATAGATAATTAAATAATAATATTGGATTTCCTGTTTGTGTAAATGCATTAATAATAAATTCAACAAATTTACTGTTCGGTTGATAATAATTAATTATGTTATACATCGATAAACTTAAATAATGAATATAATTAACAAACGCGTATACATTCATTATGTCAAGTTGTTTCGTGACATTTGGATATTCCATATTATTTAATAATGATGTTATCGTTATGATGGCATTTGATTCAGAATAATTTACTAAAAGTTGCGATTTAATTACATCTTGTGTCGTATCACTATTATTACCATATATTGATATGTGATTATATAAATATCCAAATATTGTGTCAATTTTATGCTTGATCGTGATGTCGGAAATATTATTGTTATCAAATATAAATTTATATTGAAGTGGTAGATCTGTTTTTCGATATAACGTAAATGAATAATTTGTATTCGTTGGATCTAAATAATTAAATTCTTTTTTAAATGACGTCGGACTATATGCAATATTATTGGTCCTACCAAATATTAGTATACCAATCGAATTTTTCATAAAATCATAATCAAAGTTATGATCAAAAATTTCGTCATATTCATCTTTTGTAATTATGATATCATAGAATTGATATGTTGTTGATTCGTATACATCGTCAACCACACTTAACACTGGATAATTTAATAATTTTTCATTAATTACATTGATCGTTTTACATCTATCATTTTCATTACTCGGATATTGAAACTCAATTATATAACTTGTAACAATTGGCATATCATGATACAGTCTAATAACTTTCTTTTTTTCATTTGCGTCAATGTTATGAAAAATCTTAATACATTCATCTATTTTTTTTGATACTGAACAATTTTGAAATAGTAATAAAATCATATTTTTTGTGTAATTTTGATCAGGATAATACATTAGATCTTGATAAAAGAACTCACCAACATAATCATTAATAACAATAGATTTATTGGATAGTAGTTCGTGAACAACAAATTTATTTCCACCATTTATTAATTTGTTATTTGCTGATTCAATAATATTTTTAAAATCATTATACATAACATCAATTGGATACATTACTGGATCAACTAACGACTTTTTATAATATTCATTGAAATTATGTAAATCAACTGTTTGATATATATTTGAACTATTAAATGATCGTTCATAAGCAATATCAAATAAACTACAATTCACAAGATCAGTTGATGTTAAATTTGATAATAAATCATTTAATGTTGTCACATCTCTATTTTTAAAATCAATTAGTGATTTTGTTAATAAATTTAATGCATCACTTGGTGGCTTAATAACATTTACTAAATAATTATAAAATCCTTCAACATTTGAAAAATAGTTATTAACATCTAATTCTTGATTCGTAAATTTTATCGTTGTACTATTATACCAATAATCATTAAGTAATGCTTGTAGATGTGTGTATGTATCGACCATTATATTATATGATTTATCATTATCAATATACATTGAATATGACCTAATCGATTTAAATTTTGATAAATCCACAGATAATTTTGATAAATTAGTTTCTTGTAAATATAAACTATTATTTAATGTGGCATCTATATTGAATAAATTGAAACTTTTTAATAAATCAGTATATTCTATCATATTAATTCCAAGATCAGATACATCATTTATCGATGTAAAGAAATTTTGATATGCATTCCATTGCGCATCAATAACTAACGTGAAATTAGAAAAAATTGAATTTGATAAATTATATATTAAACATCCAGACACACAATCATAAAACATATTATTTGACGTTTGACTTTTATATGTGTCAGTCATAAATGTTGTTATATTGGGTATTTTAATAATCGGATATGTCGAATTAATAACTGTCTCTGTCTCAAGTAATGATACTGCTCCATTATATGTTGAATATTTTTGATTTAATATATTTGCAACACTATATACATCCGCACAATTTATTAAAATAAATATAAAATAATAAGCATTTTCATATATTATTTTTGCAATTGGGTTATCATTAATTATTTCAAGAATTTCAGGTGTGATTGACTGATTAAATATCAACGAGTATCCCTCTATAAAATCTATTAATCCACTGATAATATAATATGAATCATTATAATCATGATAAAAATCAAACAATCCTGACATTTTATCCATATTATCATGTCTATTCATGTTGATCGACACACCAATATATTTTGAATAATAATATAACATGGCGTATATATTATGTAATAATGCTGATATACAATAATTAGGTTTGACAAATTGATTAGTATCAGTATTACTGATATCAATTATATTTTTTAACGTAGGTCCAGCTCTAAATCTGAAACTTTCTATCATTGGTGTACTATATAAATTAAATGTTAGATCTGTATCATTCAAGAATATAGTATATCGTGTGTATTTATATTCAGAATGATATTGTCTTTCAAAATCTATTTCAGGTTTAGTTTCCTTTGGTTGATCAATATCTTGATAATCAAATCTAACATAAAATTGTGATATGATGTAATTATATAAATAAAATATTTTGTCATAATAACATGACTCGTTAACGTTAATAGTTTTTGAGTAATATTTATCTCTTATACATATATTGGTTTCGGTTGGTATTTTTTCGATTGGATTTATCATTTTAGTCAACCCTGTAATATTATACATGATGTGATCTAGATTATTATTACCATTATTTATTATATAATTTGTCATATTTGAATTAAATGTAAATGAGTCAATATTTTTATTCATAGCAGAGTAATATAATAATTTTAAAGATTCAGCATCTGATTGATTGGTGACATATAATAATGTGGTTTCAATAAGTTTATCGAATTTTAATTGGTTTGTATTTATCGAATTAATTATTGAATTTAATAATACATATAAACCATCTAATGTTGTTTTATTTTCAGTATTGCATAAACCGACAATATAATTCATCATATCATCTGTAAAAATTATATTATTTATGTTTTTCGATATTGATGCATTATATAGTTCGATGAACATATTAACTAAAACATTATCACTTGCATATAATTTACTTCTATATAACTCTTCAGTAAAATTAATTGTTTGTCTAATTCCTGAATTTAATATATAATTTATATCAATAATTAGTGTATCAATATAATCCAAATTATTATTACAATAATTTAAAATCAAATACATAAAATCTGATGTAAATATGATATTATTTGTTAATAATTTAATGGATTCATTATATAAATTTTCAATTAATATAATTTTACTCTTATTTGGTTCTGCTTGGTATGCAATAGTTTTTTCAAGCATATCCGTAAATTTGATTGTCATCAATCTATTAATATTATTAATTATTGTCATTTCATCAATTAACACCTGTATCGCAAGTTGATTAAATATGTACGATGAATCACTAAGCTCAAAAATATATTCTTCAATGTCATTAGTGAAAATGATTGCATATGAATTATTTTTGAGAGAATCATCATATTGTGCCTTAAATGAATTAATTATTTCTATTGTCGTTTTTGCTAAATAAAGTTTTGAACGAAAGCCATAATTATAAAATCCATCAAATGTTTTCTCAATATCAATAATTTCTTTAATATTATTTATAACGTTAGGTATGACCTCATTTGAATTCGAATTACATAAATTAACTAAACCAGAATTTAAATTTTTATTTATAACATCAAACGTAAAAAATGGATCAACTGATGTATTATATAATGTTATTAAATCATAAATATTATTACTATTAGATGACATCATCGACGTTTTTAATACATTATTTATGAAATCATAATAATCATTAACTGTGAATGATGTTTCATATAAATTGTTCGCTATGACGTTGTCAGAATATCTTATTAAAATTGGTGTTATTGTAATTTTATCGTCTTTATTATACATAATTTTAACGACTTTATCATTAATTACATCTATAATACTATTAAAATTATATGTCTTAATTTTTCCATAAATATAATTATACGAGTCAACCGACATAATTTTATATGTTGTGATTATATTAATATTATTTTGTATATCAGAAAACATTAACTCAGTGTGTAATTCATAAATTTTATCAACTAATAATTCAGGCGTTATTATATTATATTGTTGTACTGGCACGAGTTCATTATTAACGACATCAGTAAATGTATCTTTTTGAATAAATAATTTTTTGATTTCATCCAATAATTTTTTAGTGCATCTATAATAACTTAACGCTTTGGTTTTATCATAGATATCAACACCATCTGGTAACACCTTTATTTCGTTTTCAGATGATACATTTAATATTTCGGCTTCAATAGTTGTTTTTGCTTCTATTAAAATAATTTTTTGGACGACGAATGATTCAAGAGTTGATATAATTTGATTATAGTTAGTAAAATCTGATATTTGTTGACATAACATTGTAATAATATTATCTGGACTTGATGATCCTTGTGCTTCGTATGATAATTTTAATACATCAGTTCGTTTCAAATAAATTTCAAAATATTCTTTCGCGCAATCACTTATAAATACCAAAAGTCCACTGTAAGTAAGAATATTATTAGCATTAATTTTATCAATTAAATAAGTGTCGATATCAAAATATGATTCGTCAGTTGGATTCGATAATGAAAGTTTTAATGTATCTAATAAAATGAGAATATTAGTTTTATTAATTGGATATGTTAAATTATATAATTCGGTGCCATTCATAATTTTATTCGCTACTGATTCATTTAATAATGCATATGTATTGACATCTGGTGCCAAAGTAAATGTGATATTTTTATAAAGATAATTTATAAGTTGGTTGACATTATCAAAACTGTAATTATTATTAAGTAATTCGATAAATTTATTAGTCGTAATATATTCTTCATGATATAAATTAAAAGCATAATCTGTAATGATTCTAATATTACTTTCATACAATATTAGTGAACTTGTGACATAATTAAGGAAATGCGAATCAATTTTATCTACCAATAAAAAACCAGTTTTGTATATTTTTTCAGTTGCCAAACACATATTATTTGTGATGATATTATATAAATCATAATTTTGGGATTCTTTATCATAGCCAGCATAATTTGATGATTGATCAATTGTAGCAATATCTTGCAAAGAGTTTTCTTGACATGTGAACGGTTTGTTAGTATTTTTATAAATATTAGGATCTTTAAATGAACCAGATAATGTAAATCCAAATGTTTGAATTATTAATGACATGACAGAATTAATATTATCACTATTATTATTTATAATATTTTTCACACTATCAAACAACATCATATTGAATATGTCATGCATAAACAATGATTTACCGATTTCATTTGTATTAACAACTAAATTTTCGTAATCGTATATGAATTCGTTATTTAAATAGTTTGGGATCGTAATTATATCGATGATCTTGTTCGTCGCGTTTTTGTTATAATATTGTTTCAATGTCCAAATATCTTCAAATGATGATGTTGTCATCTGATTATTAACATAGTATGGCATCATATAACATAAATAATTCATATTATTATCTGTGTCTGTCTCATAGTATATGTTATAAAATATACCATTAGATAACGATGTTAGTAAATATATTTTATCGATTGGAATTGGTATATATGATTTTTTCTGCATACTGACAATATTAGCATCTGGATTTGGATCTTCAATGTCATTAATATATAATTTATAACTAGTTTTGACATATACATCAGCATATTGATCTTGTAAATTTATTATATGTATTATTGTATAAGAATAAACAAATTTATAGGTTGATGAATTATAATTGATAATTTTTGTTGATGTGATAACAGAATTTGGTTTAATATAATAGTATTGATTAAAATTAAGTAACAATGATGATGGCAATGGTGCGGATGGAACATTAAATGGTGATGATGATGGATATAATCTAATTTTATAAATATTATTGCATGGTATATCAAGTTTACGAAGAGATATATCATTGTATGTGATTGTATCATTAAATATATTTTTTTCGAATATAAAAGTTATAAATGATGTCATATCCATTGAATTTTTAAATGATGGATCATCTGATAATTTTTTGATGTTATTATATGTGATTTGATATAATGCTCGTAAATAATTATAAACTAATTGGTTGTTACTATTTGATGAAATATAATTAAATGATTGATTTAATAACGATGTGTATTTATTAAATTCTATATTCGTTTTTGCTACAAATGAACTTGATTTATCTGATAATTCGAGATAATTCGCGTATGTATTTAGTTGAGTTTTATTTATATCTGTGTCTTGGACAGTATTGAATGAATTTTTATCAATAGTATTTCGTGTTGTCAGTGCCATCATATTTAATATTTGGTTATACATGATAGATGTCTCGACTGGATATATTGTGACGATGTTGGCGGATGAATTAGCATTTTCTTGATTATCTGACTTAGTTTTACGTTCGAATATTACTTGTACGTTAAAATCTGTATCAACAAATTCAGCATCAAATAATGTATTATTTGGTGTCATAACTGGAACATATTGACTTAATATATTTAAATTTTTAATATTATAAGCTTTTGTATTATTTTTACAACTTAATATAATATTTGACTTCAAAATGTTATCGTCAAATGTTGGTAAAATATCTTTATTTAATAATAATATTGCAATTGGTTTCACGTCATATGTTTTACTATTATATATATTTTTAAATACTGTATCATTGCGTGTGTTACAATTATAAGTTACATACTGTTGCATTTTTAATATCGTTAAAATCGCGTCACGCATATTTATGTCAATATTATCCAAATTCAATGTTATTGTATATAAATATGACAAGTTATCAGACGATTTACTAAACATAATATTTGATATTGGTAATGGTATATTCATTTTATTATACGTATGTGTGAAATAATCATAACATATTGTTTCGATATTTATGAAATGTTTATCCAACTGATGTGTCAATTTAATTATTTCGTTTGAGTAGTCAGCATTCATAATATAACCAGAGTAATCATAGTAAATATCGGAAAGTGTTAGTTTTTGGTCTACGGATGGAACATAATTATTAATTTTAGTTATAATAATACCAATTAAAATTGACGAATCAGATGCGTCACAAAAAACGAGATATGAAGGTGCATCTATTAACTGATTATTATAAGTACATATTTTTCCATTAACTTTTAGTTTAGTTGCGATATCATTGATTGTTTCGAAACTATGTTCATATAACATATAATGTTGTCTTAAAAAATTGTAAGGCATATATGATGCGTAAATTTGATTTTTGAAATCTGTTAAATAATCATATGATGAAACTAATGTATAATCGTTTACGTCATATGTTTCTTCGATAAGGTATTGTAAAAAATTTTTGAAAATATAATTATATTCATATTTGTCTGTATAAATTAATGATAACATCATATCAACAGCATCACTAAAATATTTGATATATGATTTATTTGTTTGAGTAAAATAATTTTTTTCATTAAAATAATCATAATTATTAAAATTAAATATTGTGCCTGTATTATTCGGAAGAAACCTGTTTAAAATATTTCTATCATAATAATATTCAGTTTTATTAATATCCAACACATTATTTAAATTTAAGTCGTTATACATCAGGTTTGATGATTCTAGTATGTTATATATTTTTTTAATATCAGTTGAATCAGTTGATATATATGATAATGATTCAATCAAGGGCTTATTATTATTTAATTTATTTAATATACCATTTGTTGAATATAACATATTTTTAATTATCGACATATTAATATCATAAATTTTAACATTATAGTTATAAATATCAGTGTTGATCGTTTTATTGATAAATTCTTCATAATTCATCGAATAATTTGCTGTGACTTTTGGTAATTCAAGTTTGAAATATAATTTATATAATAAATCTCCTGTTTTTGGTATGGGAATTATCATTTCTGTTCCATATTTAACATCATCTAGCGTCGTTAATGTATCAATTGAAAAATTAGTATATTTACGAAATACAGTTTTAAAGAAAGTTATTTCTGGATTAGCCATTAAAACATCGTCTTGTATTCCATAACTTATTAATTGGAGTAATCCCCCTGGCATTATATATATTGTTATATAATAATATGAGTGATCTTTATATTTATTTTGTATCGAAATGATTTTTGGTGTACACTAAAAATCATTTTTAATTTTTAAATATTTAAAATAATTCCTGCTTTACCATACGAGAATTTGAGAATGTTGTAAGAATGAGCAAATATTGATATCGCTAATGTTTTATTCATATTTTTGTTAATAAATATATCATTAAGCAAAACAGATAAAACTTTTAATTCAATTCTATTAAAGTTACAAAATCCAGACGGTTGATATTCTTCAGGCGTTAAGGCAAATGAATATGTATTAATTCCATATGATGGAGCTTTGCTGTTACATTCATATGGTTGAACAAAATTAGAATAAATTCCGTCTATACCATTAAATCGTTGTATACCATTAAGATTTAATGTTGTCGATATAATTGGATTTCCATTATTTTCCTTATAAATGAATGCTTGTGAATTGCCCATATAAGTGCTTGATTTTGAATATGTAATTTTATTATCGACAATCGACGTATCATAATTATATTTATAACTCTCATAAATATATGATGGATAGTTAACATAGATGAATTCATTATCAATCTTCATAACTATGTATGAACCACTATAATATATACTATTAATTATTTTAATCGTATCGCCTACATTAATAAAATCACTGACATTAGTGTTTACTGTTCTTATTTTTACTTGTAATTTGTGTAATGTTTCAGGATATAATAATCTATTAAATTCATATATATCAGTATAAAATGATGTACTATACTCAAAATATTTAAGTCTAGCAATATTATCATTATCACGAGCGACCCAAAATAATTGTTTAACTGGATTAAAAAATGGAAGTTCAATATCAAATCTATCATTTTGAATACCGTCGAATGTTAAACGCTGTAATTGGTCAATCAAATATTCTTGACTTAATTGTGCGAATTTTTGCCGTTCATCTGTATCCAAATAAATATAATTTGCTATTAAAGTAACGGAATCTAATTTTATTAAATCTTCAATAACGACATCATCTTTTAATTTTTCGTAATAGCAACAATTAACGAGATCTTCTAGCTCCAATTCAATACGAACGTCATGGAAACGTAAATATATTAAAGGTAAAGATAAACCCGAATATTTTGTGAACCAAAAATCGATTGGAATATATAAAATATATGGTGGTTTAGTAACAGGATCAAATGATGTTAATTCATCGACGTCACCAATTAATTTTTTGATTGTTAAGTCATGCATAATTTTGTTTGATAGTTGATATCTGATGTTCATAAATAATGAGTCTGATATATCAATTTTTTTTCCACCGATCCAGACTGCGATTCCTTTTAATAGTTGATGACCAAGATATTCAACCCATGCGAAATTTATATTTTCTCGTGTGTCTTCGTCGTATAATTTTTTACTAAATGATAGTACTTCGAATAAATTTTCTTTAATTGTTTTCATTTGAAGAAGATAACCGTTAAGTAAGAATGAAAATTTATCAACAACAGATGGTTCATCTTTAATATAAAAATTATAATATGTTGTAAAATTTAAAAATTCTGATATATTGACCGAATCATTGATATAAATAATATTTGATTGTGAATCGATAGATTTACTTAATGGGACCCTATATGTTTTAAAAAATGAAACAATCGAATCACTAATTTTTGCAAATTCACCATTATAGTTAATATTTTTAATTAGCATTTGGTATGCTGAATTTATTTCAAAATAAGTTAAATTACTCACACTTAACATTTTATATAATGGTTGGACTAACTTGTAGTTTGAAAAATTTAAAAATGATTGTATATTATCATAAATAGATTTAATTGGTGTATAACTATCGGTAAATGTTGTCGCTGATGCGTACATAGCTTTATCTATTGCCACCTGTGGAATAGCAATTTTTAGATATAATTTATGAAGTAGATCACCTGTTTTTGATAAGATACAATGTAAATCGTTACCAAAATTCTGAGTACCATATAATGGTTCCTCTAAATATTCCATCGCAAAATTTGTATGTCTCCTATAAACCATTTTAAAAAAAGTAATTTGTGGGTTACCAATTAGGTAAATATCATGTACGCCATAAGATACTATTTGTAATAATCCTCCTGCCATTATTATTATTTAAGAGTTAATAATTTTATATTAAACAAATATATAATGCACTATTCTAAATATAATATCATCTTAATTAAAATTATTAGAGCTATCATTTTATTCGTCAGTATTTATGTAGTCACAAAATATTTTACAATCGGAAAAATACCATATAATGAAATATTTATGATATGTTCTTCTGGTGTTCTCATTCAAACATTACTTGATATATATCGTCCCATCATTATCATAAACGAAAATGAGTTAAATGATAAATGTCCAAATTAGTGTGATCCATGAATTATAATATCATCTTCAGTACATGAACAGAAATCACAAATAATTGAAATAATACGATCAGTATTCGACCCAGAAAATTCAATTATTGGCTTAGTATCTTTATTTTTGAGTGTGGCACGTGATGCTATCGCATTTTTTATTTTAAGTAAAAACGTTTGAACTTTATCATCATCTTTAAATTTTGATATTGGAATATCTTCGATGGTTGTGATAGATTTTCTAGTGTTACGTTGGGATGAAAAAATATTAATTCTTAAAAGTTCTTGAGTGTCGAAATCATTTGAATTGAAATCGCATATAGTTGGTTCTTTATTTTTTAATTTTTGTAATTTTAATTTTTCTGCTGATTTAATAGCTTTTCTAGTTTTTTTTAAATCGTCGACTGGTATGTTGTTGCTTTTCGTCTCACTTTTTGAGAATTCACTTTTAGTATCATTAGTATCAAATTCCATATTATTAAGCATAAATGTTATATATATAATTAGATATAAGTATATATATAGTTAAATTTTCATTTTTTTATATGGAGGGGATAAATTGGTAATTTTTATAGTCACATATTTTTTGCCATACAGCGTCTTGTTCTTCAAGATTTATTCTTGATTTTAGCAGAGGGAAATGTGGTAAAAATTCGTCATACTCGAGGAGCTCACAAATTTTGTGAATAATATAATTATAATTAAGGAAATTTTTTCTTTTTTTAGGACGATAAAGTGTGAAAGGTTTTTGAATTTCTTTAAACATACGTTTAATATTTTCTTCTTGTTCTCTTGTCATTGTTGGAGGTGGCATACCATTAAGATTGTTAATAATATGATGTGTATGTTCATAATATTTATTAAATTTTAATTTTTTAAGTATTTTTTTCATTTTTTTATGATCAAGCGTTTTAAAATCATAGATTCGTTGAATATGGAGTTCAACTTTAATTTTATCATAAATTTCTTTATCAATTTCCGTTGATTCTTTGGCTTGAAATTGATTTATGATTTCGGATAAATGATTAGCACGCTTATAAGCACATCCTTTTGAATCAATATTTGAATCTTTATAATTAGGTTTATCAGTTTCAATAGTTATAGGTTCTGAATCCCCACATTTCGGGCATGTTAAATATCCTTCAATATTATGGACTGTTTTTTCTATTTTACAAGTTTTACAAAGTTTGACAACATAAATATTTTTTGTTTTGTGTGTGTTAACGTTATGAACTTTCTTCATATATTTGTCATATAATTTAGATTTATCAGATTCATTTGGAATGATTTCTTTTTTTTTAAAAATATCATTAATATCAATAATATCTTGTCCAACAACATTTTTTTTGCTATCATCATAATATTCTAGCAATGTGGGACCAGCACAATCATAATAATCGAGTTCAGGTAAACGATTTGATAGTTGATAAATTTCTATTCCTAAATCTTCTATTTCATCTTTAATTGATGCTTTCAAATTTATATCGTTTTCAGTGAGTTTAGACAGTTGAATTTGTTCCAACGAATTCAAATCTTTTTTAAGTTTATGATAACGTTTTTTTTTCTTTGCGAGTACGTTATCTTGATTATTAAATTCTGACATTTTTTCTTGATGTTTATTATCGAGAGTAGTAACAACATTATTTTTGTTACTATTAATATATGTTGAATATTTTGTGTGTTTCTCACGAAAAGAAGTTGTATTGCATTTGGACACTGGTATGTTTTTAAGCATTTATTGATATATATGGTATAATATTTCTTTATAATGAAGGTCAGAAAAAATTTATTTAGTTTAATATAAATATTATAAAAATTGCGTTTTGAGAAAAATTTTTTTCTATTTTATTATATATATATATAATAAAATGGGTGGCGGTTTAATGCAATTAGTCGCTTATGGCGCACAAGATGTTTATCTCACAGGAAATCCTCAAATTACTTTCTTCAAGATCGTGTATCGTCGTCATACTAACTTCGCTGTTGAAAACATCGAACAAGTATTCAACGGTTCAGCTGATTTCGGACGCAAAGTTACATGCCAAATTAGCAGAAATGGTGATCTTATCACTAAAATGTATCTCCGTGTCGTTCTTCCTGAATACGATACTGATGATGCAGAAATGAAATGGGCATGGGTTAGCCGTGTTGGTCATGCTTTACTTAATAACGTTGAACTTGAAATTGGTGGCACTCGTATTGACAAACAATATGGTGATTGGCTCAATGTTTGGTATGAACTTGCTCGCAACTGGGCACAAGATCGTGGTTATGCTATTATGATTGGTGATACTAATGAACTTACCACATTAGAACAATATCATAGCTCAGCTATCTTATACATCCCACTTAAGTTCTTCAATAATCGTAATGATGGTCTTGCAATCCCTCTTATTGCACTTCAATATCATGAAGTTAAACTTAACTTCGAATTCACCCCTATCAGTGTTCTCATTAATCGCACCGTGAATGTATCAGAAAGTGAATTCTCAAGATTATCAATGGAAGCTTGCTCATTATTCGTTGATTACGTTTATCTTGACACTGAAGAACGTAAGAGATTCGCCCAAGCCCAACACGAATATCTTATTGAACAAGTTCAATTCACTGGATCTGAATCTGTTAACTCAGTCCAACAGAAATTCCGTCTCAACTTCAACCATCCTTGCAAGGCTTTATACTGGTTCCTTCAACTTGGTCGCTACACTGCTGGAAACACTTTCTTAGCATATGATGCAAAGAATCTCGATAACATGCGTATCATTGCAACCAAACGTTGCGTTTTAGCCCTCGCTAAATACAAAGTTATCGATAGTGTTTACGTTCTTGATCTTTCGACCGATATTAGCGGTGGAGATATCGCTGGTTCTCTTCAAGCATGGGACGACACCAATGCAAGTTTAGTTGCCTTATTCGGACGTATCAATGCGATCGCAATCACTGATGCTCCCGATATTGATAACATTACAATTATTGGTGAATTATTGACTCTCGAAGAAATTTCGACACCAATTGATATCCTCAACCTTGGCTTCAGTTACGTGACTGTTAGAGATTTAAATACTGGTCTTCACAATAATTCTGATGGTTATTACACTAAAGATGTCGTCATTCGTCAATTTGACAACTATGGTCTTTACATCAACAAGACCGGAAACCCAGTCCACAAAGTATTACTCCAACTCAATGGTCACGATCGCTTCTCAGAACGTGATGGATTCTACTTCAACTATGTCCAACCATACCAACACCACAGCAACACCCCAACTGATGGTCTCAATATGTACTCGTTCGCTCTCAACCCAGAAGAACATCAACCCTCTGGCACATGCAATATGTCCCGTATTGATAATGCCACTCTTAACCTCACTTTTGGTCGCACTGACTCAACTGATAGCGCATTCAAGACTGAATATCTCGCTGACAACACTGATATCTCGATCTATGCAACAAATTACAATGTCTTCCGTGTGATGTCGGGCATGGGTGGATTAGCCTATAGTAATTAGAAACTTAATGATGGGCGAAAAATAATTGAATTATTTACTCAATATAAAGAAATGTTAATATATATTATTATAAATACATATCAACATGCAGAACTTAGCCGAACAAACAGATCCAATGGTTGAACTAGACAATCACGTCGACGACACAATTAATAAATTGGGCAGATTTATTAAAACAAAAAAACAACATCAAAAAATAATAACAAAGACAATTAATAGAACAGTTACAATCACAGAGATTATAAAAGAATTAAATCACGAAATAGTTACATATAATGACAAAAAATATATTGTTGGATGTTTACCATGTAACAAACGATATTTGATGTTCATTGCCGATGCAGATAATAAAGATAAAATTATAAAGACATCTTGGCATTTTGCGACAAATGGTAAATACGTTGCGACACAATATGAAATTGATTCAATACGAAAAGAATTATATATGCACAATATGCTTATGGACAAATTAACATTTGAAGGAAAGGGACAACAGCAAACAGTTGATCATATAAATAGAATTGGAACGGACAATCGTAAAATAAATTTAAGATTAGTTGAATCACAATCAGCACAAAATTTTAATCAGAAAAGACGACCACGCAAAATTATATTACCTGATAGTTGCGGCATTACGGCAAACGAACTACCAAAAAATATTAATTATTATAAACCTGATAAAACACATGGTGATTGTTTCACCATAGAAATAAAAGGTGTCCCGACATTGGGAAACAGTAATTATTTTTGGAGAACATCGCGATCTAAAAATATAACACTTAAACTAAAATTAGAAGAAGCGCTTGATCAATTAAAAACTTTGAAAAATGATTACCCAGAATTAAAAGATGTAATTATATGTAAGGAAACAGACGATAAACGACAGCAATTAATTAATGAATATAATGATATTCTTAAATTAAGTCACTACTCAAATGATATTATTCAACAAAATTTACGTGATTTTACGGCAGAATATGTTAAAATAAATAATGAAGAAGCTGAACATATAAATGTTATTAATAATACTTCTGTAAATGTTAACATAAATGACATTATAAATGACAAATCAAATATTGTAAATATTAATATCAATGATATCATTCACAATAATGTTGGTGCTGACACATTAGATGATACAAATATTAATAACATGGGTATGATTGATCTCGAATGTATTGTTTCTAAAAAAAAAATTACTAAGCCAAAATCAAATGGCATTAAAAATGATATTTCTAAAAAAATAGACGTAATTGAAAATATTAATAATCAAGTAAAATCAAATTCAGATGACATTAAAAATGATATTTCTAAAAAAATAGACGTAGTTGAAAATATTAATCAAGTAAAATCAAATTCAAATAACATTAAAAATGATATTTCTAAAAAATTGGATGTAATTGAAAATATTAATAATCAAATAAAACCAAAACCTAATATAACGTCACAACTTGATCAACAAAAAATATTACGTAAACTTGGACGACGGAAAGATAATTTACCACAAAATTGTGGTGTCAAACTCGAAGATTTGCCACATTATAGTTATTTCGTACCAGAATCAAGTAAAAGAGGCTGTAAATTTGTTATAGATCGTCATCCATCATTTATTAAAGATGGGACACGTCAATGGTCAACATCAGGACAAAAAGGAATATCAGTCGCTAACAAATTTAATGAATTGAAAAAAAAAATGAAAGAATTAGATGATAAAATGAATGAAAATTAAAAAATTGATTATTTTATGACCTATCATAATTTATTATATGTTAATAATAAATTATAAATATGCCATCACAAGTTTATTATGAACTACTGGTACACATGGACGATTTTTTCAGATTATATTCGTTTTCACTACCAAAAATAACTAGCGATATTTTTATTAAATTAAGATTGGAAAAAATACAAGATCTTGATGGAACAATATATACATTTAGTGATTGGAACAAATCATAATCATTAAGCCATTATCATAGTCAGTTATGGGATGGAAAAATAAAAAATGGAATTGTCACATTAGTTAAACCATTTGATGATGTCGAAAATATTAAATTATATACAGTGGGCGAAATTACTGATATACATAAATATAAAAATTATGTCGTCAGTGATTGTAATTATATACCACATCATTTAAATTGTGATAAGTTAGATGATGATCAGTATAATATATTTGTAATGAGTCAAGTTCATATATAATAAAAATTGATTAATTTATGACCTAACACGATATTGAATATAATTGTCAATATCATATTATTATGCAGTGACTGGAATCCCGATTTCCCAGTAAATCATTACCAAGGAAAATTATGGCTTGGACGATGTGAACAAAATACATCAAGTGTAGATAACTTATCTGTAAAATTAGTTAAAAACACATTCGAATCAACGAATCGGGTAAAATTATGGTTTGCTGATGATATAACAGATTTACGTATTTTTTTTGAAGCGAATGAACTTGAAGATAAAAATATTATAAATTTAGTTGTTGAAAAACATAGTTTGCGTAATGATATCAACGATAATGATCCAACGACTTATATAAATATGCATCCAGTTTGGCTTGGTGCTTATCCATATCATCATGCAATATATTCAAAAGATAAAACTTAATTTAAGCTGATATCTCATATGAAAATCACTTTTTACATCTTCTTAAATAATATTCATATATTATTTAAGATCAATTAAAGACCACTTAAAATAAACTGTAAAATTTTTAATTTATTTATGTTTATTTTGCATAATGGATTTCACCAAATAATCTAAATATTGTTTACTACCACCAACGGTCGCATCAATTTTTGGTGCAGGTGCAGGCGTTTGATCATACACAACTGTTCCATCAGCATTTGGCGATGGCGTTGGTTGTAATGGTAAAATTTGTTGACGTGGTACAAATGATTGAGCTAATGGTGGAGTTTCAGAGCTTGGAACACTCAATGTACTGTTTGTCGATGGAATTAACGAATATTGGGGAACCATTAATTGTTGTTGCTGTGGGACATATGTTCCAAGAGGTAATGGCAATGGTGGAATTGAAAGTGTTATATCACCACTAGTTGAACCACTAGTTGAACCACTAGTTGAACCACTAGTTGAACCACTAGTTGAACCACTAGTTGAACCACTAGTTGAACCACTAGTTGAACCACTAGTTGAACCACTAGTTGAACCACTAGTTGAACCACTTAATGGTTCATTTAGTGATCCACTTATTGATATGTCACGTGGTGGATCATGCATTGGTGTGTGTGGTGATGTTGGAAGAGGTGATGGTTGAACAGATTGATTAAATTGTGGTTGCGTCGCCGTTGTATATGGTGTAAGTCTTGTTGATAACATATGTAATGGAACTGTATCGTTACGTAGATGAAGTGGGAATGGGGTAACTGATGGCGAAACGCGTTGCGTAGTTTGTGGAGAACCAACTAGATTTAAAGGTGAAGGTGATGGTATTTGTGGTGAATTAATTTGAGTATCACGACTATTAATTATAGGATTTAAACTATTAACATTAGGTGTATGACTTTGACGTAAAATTGACTGTTGTGATTGTTGCGATTGTTGCGATTGTTTTGGTATAATTGAACGTATCGGTTTCGGTCGGAGGGGTTGTCTCAATGATAATAATTGTAATGATGGAACAGTATTAATTTGTGACTGTTGTGACTGTTGTGACTGTTGTGACTGTTGTGACTGTTGAGAATATAATGAATGATTCATTTCTGGACGATCAGTTACAGTTGATATAACTTGTGGTGCTAAACTAGATGTTTGTGGTACGGCAGATGTATTTGATATTCTACGCAATGGTTGAATTTCTGGACGATCAGTTACAGTTGATATAACTTGTGGTGCTAAACTAGATGTTTGTGGTACGGCAGATGTATTTGATATTCTACGCAATGGTTGAATTTCTGGTCTAAAATCTTGCATAATATATTATAATTAGAATAATTTATCGTGTACGTTATTTAAAGATTAATAAATATTATTATAATATTATAAACATAATGCCAAAAAAGATCGCTGATTATTTAACTGAAGATCCAATCATAACTGGACAAAAATTTGTATGTATTTCATTTCTCATGCCTAGTTCGATAGTGGAAGAAAAAAGAGATAAAAATATGACGATTAAAGGTATAAAAGTTAGAGGTAGTTTTGATACATACGAAGACGCACAAGAAAGATGCAAATATTTACAGGAAATAGATCCATACCATAATATTTATATCGCTGAAGTCGGTAAATGGTGTCCTTTCGAAGATGATCCAGAAAAAGCAAAGAATAGTCAATATTTAGATAAGGAATTAAATAAATTGATGAAGGATTATAAGGAACAACAAACAGAAGCGAAACAACATCTAGAGGCAAGAGTTAGAGTAGAAAAAGAAAAAGCATTAGAAACAATTGAAATTGCAAAGAAAAAGAAAATAATAAATAAAACCGAAACCGTTCCTTCTGTTTCAGTTGTTGAAAAAGAACATATCGAAAAAGAAGAAGAAAAATTAGATGAAATGAAAAATGGTCTAAAAAATAATAAAGAAAATTTGGATAAACAAAAGAAAGATACAGACGAAAGTATTAACAGATTACGCAAAATGCAACAAGAGTTGGATGAGAAGATTAAAGAAATGAAGAATGAAGAAAAGAGAAAAAAGGGTAATAAACAAGATGGTCAAATTGAAGTAGTTAATGTAATGAATGTTATGGAAGAGAAACCAAAAGTAAGTGATGAGGAAACAGTGAAACCAAAGAGTGAATAAATTGAAATTTTTAAGTTAAATGAATAATATTGTAATATCATTCATTTTATGGATAAAAAATTTATTTGTCTAATATTTAATGATTGTGGTCAAAAAATATTAGGAAGTTACGATACGTACGAACTAGCTTATGATGATTGTCATCGATTACAAAAAATGAATCCCAGTAGTATTATTCATATTGTCGAATCCGGATTATGGTATTCGACCGAACAATTAGTTAAAAATATTGACAATAAAATAAATGAATTTCAACGATATGAAAATAAAATTAACGATAATAATAAAAAATTAAAGGCTGTTGATGAATTAACGAAAGCATTTGATAGGTTATATATTTTATCAAAAAAAAGAAATTAATTAATTTAATATGTTTAATGAATAATATTGTTACGTTATTCATTTTATGGACAGTTATGCATGTCTGATCAAATTTGTTAATCATTCGTGATCGACTTGCCACTAATAAATTGAAACCATCGTCTCATAGGCAACAGTAATTCAACTTGTTCCAATTTATTATTATGATGATTCGCAAGCGAATCATCATAATAATAAATTGAAATAAATACTTATTGCGTTAATTTATTTAATTATAAGTCAACTTATTATACCAAATGACAGATCGTATTATTGATATTCAAAATTCATATCCATCCGACGTTAAACAAACAATAACAGCTGATAAAGTGTTAGAATTATGTGGATCTTTAGAAAATGGTAAAGGTTTGGAAGATCAAATAAACTTGATATGTGGACGAATTATTAGATTAAGATCACAATCAAAAAATTTATATTTTATTGATATCATTAACAATAATGTTAAATTACAAATCGTTGTTATGAGACAAAAATATTTATCTGATAACTTTGAGACTGTATTACCAAAACTATGGAAATATGATAACATCGAAGTGACAGGATATCCATATAAAACTCCACGTGGGGAATTATCATTACTAGCATCTAAAGTTCGATTGATATCACCATGCCTACATACTTTACAAAGTATAGATGCACAATCAGTAATTAATACTGAAAATATGTATACACATCCATATTTACGATATATGTTGGATGAAAATGCTAAAAATACGATCATAACAAGAACAAAGATTATTAAATTTTTAAGACAATTTTTAGATGATAAATCATTTTTAGAAGTTGAAACACCAATACTAAATAAAATTCCGTCTGGCGCAAATGCAAAACCATTTATTACACATCATAATGAATTAAATCGTGATATGTATTTGCGGATAGCACCAGAATTAAATCTTAAACGGTTAGTGATTGGTACACTTGAAAGGGTGTACGAGATTGGAATGCAATTTAGGAATGAAGGGATAGACAAGACACATATGCCATCATTTACAACATGTGAATTTTATATGGCACATACAGATTATTATGAGTTAATGAATATGATGGAGGTATTTTTATCGACATTGGTAATGAAAATTCACAACAAAGATAAAATTATGGTATGGGAAAAAGAAGTTGATTTCAAGCCACCATTTAGAAGAATCGAAGTTATTCCTGAACTAGAAAAGTTAACATTAACTAAATTTCCGACAGATTTAACAACAGATGAAGCCAATCAATTTTTATTAAATTTGTGTGGTGCTAATCATGTTGATATCGGGAAGGCGAAAACCACTGCAAAACTTATTGATAAAATGATTGAACATTATATTGAGCCACAGTGTATTAATCCAACATTTGTATGCGATCATCCTACGATCATGTCACCACTTGCGAAGCCACATAGAGATAATCAAAATGTGACGGAAAGATTTGAATTATTCGTTAATTGCAAAGAACTAATGAACGGATATTCTGAATTGAACATTCCATCTGTTCAAAGACAACGATTTGTTGAACAATTGGATCAAAAGAAAAAAGGAGATGATGAAGCACAACAAATAGATGAAGAATATTGTTATGCGTTAGAGCATGGATTACCACCAACTGGTGGTTGTGGAATTGGTATCGATAGACTAGTCATGATATTATGTGACAAACAAAATATCAAGGATGTATTAACATTTCCGGATCTATAAAAATATTTTGTGATTATAATATAATGGATACGTTTAAAATTATTTTAACTATTTTAGGTATAGTTTTAATATTTATTGTTTATGAAATAATTAGAATTAAGACGTTTAATCAATGTCCAAAACCATATGTTGATTATAGATATGTTCCGAGAACATTTAAGGATGAACAAAATGAACCAATTCCAATTGATGATATATTTAATTCAATGTTCGCGAAACCATCACCATGGATGATGAGCAGAGGAATAGGCGCAAGAAGTAGATTAAATACTAGATTGGATGGACGTGCTAAAAATTTTGTTTAGTGTTATTCTTTAATGAGTTTAACAATAATATTTGATTGTTTTTTGCAACCATAATTCATTACATCAAATAATTGACCTTTTTCAGCATAATCTGGATCGAATCTAGTTTCACTAAATGCAATATATTTTTTAGATCCAACCATAAAATCATTAACTTTCTTAGCCTTGAACCAAAAAACTTTTTGTGTTAAATCCATTGATTTAATTCTATTATTAACGACAAGACTACCAAAATTATTAGTTGCATGTGCAAATACTTTTTCGAATAAATCTTGTTTCGGGAAAACACCAGCCCAATGTTCCCATATTTTTTTCCTATTTGATGCAACGTCATCACCTAATAAAAATACATAATTAAATTGAGAACGTAATTCAGGCTGAATGCCTATACTATATTGCATTGTAAGAATGAAAGTTATTTTATAATGTCTACCCTGATTCATAAGTTCGAGAAATATTGGATCTTTTCTCCATTTATCTTTGTCAGCCATACAATCGTCCATAATCAGGAATGCACGCGGATCTAATAATTTTTTACCTAATTTTTCGCGTTCTTGGTTTTTTTTGATCATTTTTTTTTGACGATCAATTAATGCTGGTATTATATTAGGTCTATATTCATGATGTATATACAATTTTGGAACAAAATCATCGAAAAATCTACTGACACCATCTGTTGGTGCGATGACGACACCACATGGAATATCTCTCATTTTATGCATCAAACTTCGCACAACCCATGATTTACCTGAACCAGATGGCGCAATAATAGCGATACGAGGATTAATGAAATCCCCTTTTTCGTCTGACACAAGTGTATCAATATTAAATTCATCTAATTTTAATGTTCTTCCAGGAATATCAATATCCATCTATAAGTTATATATATGACTTATAAATAGAAAGATTTTATTTTATTGATCCGCACTAAAAATCAGCAACATCTGTTATTATATTTTGTTTAACAATTTTAAGACTACCTCCAAAATATGATGATAAATAAGAAAATGATAATTTATATATAACGAAGCACATAATAGTTAGGATAATAGGTGATTTGAGTGATATTTTGTTCATGTTTAAATAACAATCTTTACATTTACATTTTTGGGACAGACGATGATCGACATAAATTATAAAATATATTAAAGCAAATGTGATAGCAATACCTATAATTTCTTTTTTTGAAATCATCTAATTATAATATATTCGCGTGAGATTTTTATAAATTTCCATTTTTATTAAAATATTTTTCTTGCTTTTTTTTATCAATATTTATATTCTTATCGATTGACGATATGTCATCTAATATTGATTTCAAATTTACTGACCCATTTAAAATATCATTGTAGTTAGCACCTCCTCGTTGTTCTGATTTTTTAGACTGTTTTTCATTATCATATACTTCAATAATTTTATTTCCTTGTTGTTTATAATATGATACACTTGTATCACCATCATCATCTTTTATTTCCGTTTTTTTTTCATCTGATGAATCATCATGTTTATTTGCTAATGGTGGTTCATCATGTTTATTTGCTAATGGTGGTTCATCATGTTTATTTGTTAATGGTGAATGACGTTCATTTTTAGTTTTAAGTACACTTTTTTTTTCTGATTCTCTAATTATTTGGTCAGTTTTATTTTGTAAGATTTTATTTGCGACAACATCATCTGGTGTTAAATTTGAATTGTTTATTTTTGGTCTTGTTGGTGTCATTATTTTAATGTTAATATTATTGGTTTCTTTTTTAGGTGGATTTATTTTAGTCTCATTTAGATGTGGTTTAAATGTTTCATTATTTTTGACGAGTTGGTATGCTACATCATTATTTATGGGATCTTTATTAAGCATATGTCGTAAATTATTATAATCTGAGTCAGGAATAGGATTTTGGAAATCGTCAGATTGATTTTCGAATGTTTTCCCGAGATAATTTTGGAGAATTACATTCATCGGTAATAATTTTCGAATAGCCTGCTCTATACATTTTTTTATGATGTCAATCGCGTCTCTCTGATTTCTTTTAATATCAATATTATTACAATTTCGTTCAAATAAAAATGGATTTTGGAAAATATTTCTTGCTATTTCAATATATGCATTATGAATAAATTTGGTTGTCGTAATATCATGTTTAATACTTAAATTATCTTTCTTATCAGGTGATGTATTCGTCAAAACCATAATATTCGATTTTATTACAGCTTTGATTAAATCATCAATAATATTTCCTTTTGGTGATAATTTAATTATTCTTGTTGTTTCTTCCTCAATTAAATGATCGTTCCATGCCGGAATTTTTTTTAATAAAGTTTGAAATAATCTAAGTTCTTCGTTTTGTGGTGCGTTGTTATGTGCGTCTTCATATATCGATGCAATACCATCATACATTATCGGAGCAAGTGTGTTAGTCAAGTGAATAGTATATTCATTTTTTGTTTCGACTAGGAAAAGGTAATAATCCATATCTAATAATAATTCGATATAGATTTTATTTACAAAACTAACAAATAATTATTAAATCTTAATTATTTATTTACGATCAACTATGATATCTTTATCTTCGAAACCAATCGGTTTAATTAACATTTTTTCTGTCTCAGTTGTCTCTGGAGTTATTTCGTTCCCACTAATATTAGATTTAAGAAGTGCGTCATTAATTGCTTCATTATCAAACGATATCACATTAGTATCAATTGGCATATAAAAATTACGAACCATATCTTCTTCAGATTCAACAGACCTAAATTTATCAACTTTCTTATCAAATTTATTTTCTACTTTTCCATGTGTTCTAAATTTCTCATCTGGCACACCTGTTAACTCTGTCGTCTGTCCGAATACATTTAATGGTCTCGGTACTTCATCTTCCATAATTTTAAATGCACTAATACGATTATCTTCATCAATCAAACCATTTCCCATCGGTAATTTATTCACGTATCCACGATTTGCTAATAATTTGTCTGACCCCTTTGTTAAACATACACATCCAGTATTTATAACACCATTGTTGCATGTTAAATTAGATCTATAATATTTATTGCCAATATCTTTTGGATTGACATTCGATTTTTCTGTAAGATTAATTGGGACAGGCCATTGAGTAGCACAACAATTTTTTGAACAAACACCTAAATTATATGACTTGTTATTGAACGCTGGTGGGTTAAGAACATTATCATTATTGAATTTTTCTTGTTCTTTTTTATTTGGATGGCTCAAAAATATTTTGTATAATATAAATCCGATTGCGAATGCGGATAATACTAAACCAAATATTTTATATTGATTTTTCTGAACTTTAATTAATTGATAACTCATATCTAGTATATAAAAGTAACAGATAAAATAATTTTTAAATCGGTAGATATAAATCTTTTAGTATCCATTTGTTGGTTAACTTATCTTTTGATCTATGTTTAATTATAATTTTTATTTGATTATCTAAATATTTATTTACCAAATCATTAAACATGTTTAAATATTCATCATCATTCGCTATCTTCTTATAAAAATAATCCTCCGTGAATTTCGATCCATATTTTTCAAGCGCAGTTAATTGTATGACATCATTTTCTGATTCCATTTTATTGAATATTTCTTCCTCGAGTTCGACATCATATTTAATTTTTTTAAGTCTAAAATCACGTGGATATATTATATAATATCCTTCTGGTGCAATGACAACAGAACCAATTGTATTACCCATATTATAATGATCAATAAAATGAAATATATCAGATATCGATGGTAATTCATATAAAATACCATCTTTTGCTCTGCCACCTGGAAATGGTGTCGGTGGATGTGTGTGAAAAAAATATTCATAATCATATGTGTCTTTCAAATCTAACGGTAATAATATGTCAGCATCATCATCATCTTCCCTCGATGTTTTAGCACTGACAATAATTCTATCCATCGAAGAATTACTTATACCAAAATGACCTGAATGTTCTGAATATCTAACATTATTTGATTTATCAACATATTTTTTACTATATCCACCATCATTAAGTAATGCCTCAAGTAACGTCAATTGATTTCTTTTGATTTTTATATATTTACGTTTATTTGATCTTGATATTAATTTACCAATAACTTTATTCATTCATAGTATATCGTTATATAAAAATTATATTTTTCATATAAACAAGATATTTAGTAGCCTGGTGCATGATACACAAATTTATTAATATAAAAATCATATGACATGGCACCAACGAACATTAATACAACCAGCAACACCATAATTAATATTATATATTTTCCTTCCATTATATCATTATTATAGAAAAAAAATTAATGTTATTGTGATAAGGAATCATAAAGGTGAAACATCATGAAAAATATATTTTTTTTTCTATTAATTTATTGATACAGACATCACCTATTATATAATTAGTTAATCATGGTTAAGTTCTCATATATTTAGATATGTATGAAAAATCTATTAAAAATAGGATGTTAACAGTTATAATTCCTTATCGCAATAATATTGAAAAAAATTGAAATTTTTTTATCATATCCAGATTGCGATAAATCCAAATATCATCAATATGCAAACTGAACAAGCTTATAAGCCCAGATCGTATAACAGTGCTAATAAACAATACCAACATCGCACACAAAATCAACGATTCACAGATAGATCAGGACAAAATATTAATGGTCCTAAAAAAAATTATATTCGAGTAACAGCACCACCGATTGTTAATTTGAATAATTTTCCAGCTCTTGGTCCAGCAGGTCATGTCGAAAATAATAATGCAATAATAACAAAACAAATAATTAAACCAGTAGCACCAGTAGCACCAGTAGCACCAGTACATACATGGTCTAATGTTGTCAAAATAAATAAAGAAACACATGATCAAACTAATGTACGGAAAATAGTTCCGAAAAAAAGTAATAAGGTTTTAAGTATGTTTAGATATGATGGAAAAAATAAACAAAAAGAACGTATTGGGAGTAAAGATAGTGATGTTTGTGGGCTTATAAAAGTCGATAAACAGGAAACGATAGAAACAAAAGAATCAAAAGAAAGTGAACATGAAAGTGAAATCCCGATTCCGATTTTAAAAATTAAGCGCACGAAACAGGATACATTAAATGATGATGGATGGACGACTGTAAATGATGGAATTAAAAAAGAAGAAATTAACACGATTATTGATGTAAATAATAAAAAATTAGAAAAAATGGAGAGACAAAAAAAGGAAATTGATGATCAATTAAAAACATATATTACTAAATAATTTCACTATCATCATTATTTTCATTTTGGTCATCATCTTGAACATCATTATTTAATTTAATTTTTTTATCATTTACTTTATTAATTTTGTCATTAGTTTTATCAATTTTCAGAGCAATTTGAACATTTTTACTATCTAAATCATATATATTTTTGATTTGTTTGATTGTTTGATTCATTTTAAGTTTATCTAATTCATTTATTATTTTGTTGACAAATAAAATATCTTCAATATTCTTATTTTTGAATTTACTTTGTAAAGGTAATATATTTTTCTTCCTGTTAATATTTCTTGATGATGTTTTATTTAAATCGGCACTAAATATCATATTATATTCGATATTTTTATTATTTTGTTTATTTGCCATGTTAACATTATATGAAGTATCTGCACATGTATAAAAACCATGTATATTTTGCAAAAACCAATTTTGATCCGAATATATATTTGTTTCAATCACATCACCAATACTAACTGAATTTGTAACATTAGACATAACTTTTAAAATATCATCAACTGGTAGATTTTGTTTAAAAATTTTCTTATAATAATTTTCATAAATCATTAATGGTAACAAAACTTTTTCAGTTTCATATAATTGCAAACATTCATTAATATTTTTATACTCATCTAACAATTTTCTTGCTGCATAATATAATCCTGCATCAATATCTTTTTTTTGTGACATCATCTGATATTGTTTAAACATTTCATATGTGATTGGTGAATTATTAAATGTATAGTACATATCTTGTAACACAAATACTAACCGACGTATATCAGATTGACAAAAACGAATAATACTATAATATATTTTATCATCAGTGAATTTCATTTTTTCTTTGTCACATATGCTAATGATATAATTTTTAATTTGATTAACTGGTGGTGCCATCAAGTTAATATTTAATGATGTTTTTTTAAGGATATCGATAAGTTTTGAATGTTGTAAATTACAAATTAACACAAGTGGGAAAAATTTATGTTCAGCATTTAACTTAAATAACTCAAGAAGATTATCTTTTTCTGATGATAATGTTATACATTCTGTGTCATCGATTATCACAGCACATTTTTTGTTCCCACTGTTCGAAGAATCGTTAAATGACAACACATTTTTATTTTTTGAGCATTGTTGTACCAATTCTGATATTATACATTTATTTTTAAGACTAGTGCTATATATATTTTTAATTACATATCCTGCCTCTATAAGTGTTAATCTCGCCAACAAATTTTTTCCAATGCCATGTCCACCAGTTATAATTGCCGTATGGTTTGGTGATTTATCAAACCCATTCAACCATTTTTTAAATTTAATTTTCTCGTCATAGTTCCCGATCATCTCATTTAATTTTTTGGGTTTATATTTATTAATCCAAATATCAATATTTTGTTCTGTATCAAGCACATCATCATTTATATCTTCATCCGTGATATCAATTTCCTTAGATAATGATATATTAATTTTAACGTCGTCTGGTTGAAGTTTATTATTTTTAGATTTATTATTTTTTTGTTTGATATTTGAATGATCATCAGATTGTGATTTAGGTTTTCTTCCACGTTTTTTATGAATAATTATTCCATGCTCTAATTGATCATTTTGTGTCTGTTCTGACATAGTTAGATTATGATATGTATTTATTATTTATATCATATCTTTATATTTTCAATATTTTACGTTTGATAACATATAGATATTTATTTGATATTAAATATATAAAAATGACAAAACTTATAATCTTCAATCAGTCCCAAAATTATTATCATATCACAAAATCATTATTTAATTATCTCAAACAATTTTTTGATCATGATAAGTTGTCAATGATAAATTGTGATGGAAATAATCAAATGATACTCGATAATATTTATATCGTGTTTACGCCTAATAAATTATTAGATGGAAAAACAAATATTAAATATATTGTTTATAATTTTGAACAATTTACAACCGATAAAATGTGGATAAGTACATATATTAATTTTTTAAAAAATGCGATATTTGTGATGGATTATTCGATTATGAATACTATTAAATTATATGATTTAGGAATTAATACGTATGTACTCCCATACATGTTTGATAGTAATATTGTTGGTGATACAACGAAAATTAAAAAAGATATTGATGTTTTATTTATTGGGAACGTGAACAATAAACGAAGAGAATGGTTAAAACAAATATTAAATGAAAAATATAATTGTAAAATTGCAATTAGCCAAACATTTAATAAGAACATTGAATTATATGCAAGAAGTAAAATCGTGCTAAATATTCATGAATATAAAGGTGCACCAATATTGGAAATACCAGATGTCATTTTAGCTTTAAAAAATAATTGTATTGTATTATCTGAAGAAAGTTACGATGAATATTATAACAAAATGTATGAAAATATAATAAAAATAACAAATATAGAACATTTTAAATATGATATAAATGAGATCTTAAATAATTATGATGTTAAAAAATTAGTAAGTGCTGAAAATAATGGTGTGTCAAAACGTATAGATATTGATACTACTGACCTTATAAATTTAATAAAACAAATATTAGATAATAATGAAGAAAGTTCACAATAATAATTGAAAACATTATAGTTTAATAAAAAAAATTACATATAATTTTTCCATATCACAATGAAATACTTTAAATTAGGCAAAAATAATATAAGAATTATAAAATCAAAAATAATTTTGTTATGATTATATATATAAATATTAATATGAGTGAAAAACAAGCGAGAACTGAAATATCAGAATTACATAATGAGACCGCTATTAAAGAAGTACAACATTTGCTCAAATCAGGTGTTTTAGATATGTCACCCGATTTAATCAATAAACTCAGAACAAAATATTCTTCTGATGATACTGTCGTTGACGCAGTAATGGACTATTTTACGGAGCGCAGAGAAAAAATTACTAAAGTTGCTGAAGCATTCATGGCTGGTTTTGAACGTCATTGTGTTAAACGTGGTATTAATGTTGGTTCAATGTCACTTAGCAAATTCATCAAACGTGCATTAAAATATAAGAAGAGATACGAACTTAGCGACGAAGAATTTGATGAAATTAGACGTCGTTTCGAAGCTAAATTATTTAATACAATTCCATTATCTGGAACTAATGTTGTATATCCAAATACTAATCTTAGCCGTGTGTTAGGTTATCCAGTAACAGAATCATCTGATGGAATTAAACCAGCAAATTCAGAAGATTTTGCCCATTTACAAGATATCTTGAAAATTGCTGGAGTATATAAACAACTTCATTCGTTTATCATCATCCAAACTATGCTTTACACTGATATGGCTGAAGAAGCAATGAATGGAAGATATAAAGCTGACAAACATGATGTTAACAATTATGTTCATCCTGTTCTTGCTGCATTATTCTTACCTAAAATCCCATTAGTTGAAGAGCGTATGTTATATGCAAGTATTGCTGGTATCATGAACACCAGATATTACAAAGAACGTATTATCACTAAACCAGATTATGATCTCTTTTATGCCATGATTGTTGATCCTTCCGATACTGTTTGTGATGTTGCTTCTCCAATGAAAGATATCAAGAGCAGAACCGAAGTTCAAATCCAACTCTGGAGAAACGTGTACAGCCTTCGTAATGGTAACTATTACGATCCCGCAAATATTGAATTTAATGCTTATATCGATAAATGCAGAATTTCATCTGTTGATAACCCAGATATGCTTTATCTTAGCGACGAAGGTGTTATATTACGTCGTTTATTCGCGATATTCTCGTACAGACCAATTATCGTATCAACACAACCCGTCTTTGGAATGGTCACCAGCAACCCATTCAATCTCCCAGTTAATCCTCAAGTGATTACATCAATTCCATACATCACATACAAACTTCCTCAAATTAAAGTTGATGGACAAGTTTATTCGTTATCAGATGCAAATAATCAAATACAATTCTACATGGAAAACGGCGTCTTTGTTCCAAAAGCGACTCAAATTATTGATACTCGTGGACCATTAGTCTTCTATGTTCCTCGTAGATTCGCTGGATTACCAATTAAGGTCGCGAATCCTCAATTATCACCATTTGGATTCACTGAATTATCAGCGTCGGCAAGACATTACCAACAAATCAATGGTATTGATATCAATTATGATAATACTATGGAAATTCACGCTTACATCCACAAAGATACTCAAAATGATACTAAGACATACTATCTTAGATCTGCGGTTGCTCTTGAAAAATGGCAAGACAACAATATCATTCTTGGACATATGACTTATTTATTCAAGTATCCAAGAGACACAGCCCAAAAGATTATTGCTAATGCCCCATCAGTCTTCGTTTACATCCCAAGACGCGCTAACTTAGTTGCTAATAATAGTTATCCAATCATAACTGACAACCAAATTAACACTAAAGCCACTCTTAGCACTTGCGGTACAATCTTCGTTTATGCAGACAATTAAACATTTTTGTAACTTTACTAAATAAAATACTTTAAATATAAAGTATTTTATTTTCACCACAAATAAAATAAATTTTATTTATAAAAACTCGGAAGCTCAAATCTTATCGCCCGCTCGTTAAATAAATAAAAACTCGGAAGCTCAAATCTTATCGCCCGCTCGTTAAATAAATAAAAACTCGGAAGCTCAAATCTTATCGCCCGCTCGTTAAATAAATAAAATTAATTAATTTTATTTATAAAAACTCGGAAGCTCAAATCCTATCGCCCACTCGTTAAATAAATAAAATTAATTAATTTTATTTATAAAAACTCGGAAGCTGTTGTTTTCTTGATCTACTTACCATTATAGGTCTTGGTAATGGTGGTAAATTTGATCTATCAGCATCTCGTAAATAATTAAAATAAAATTCTGATTCTTGAAGTAACATAGGGACTAAATATTCAACAACTTTGTGATCCAACTCACGGATTTGTTCTTTTAGATCATATGGAAGATATCTACAATGATTCATCCACATGTGATTCATGCATTGAATTAAATTTGGTGATTTTAATTTGTTAATTCTTAATTTTTTTCCAGATTGAAAAAAAACATTTTTAATAATCATATTTTGCAAGATGTCCATATTTTCTGCAGAAAAATATGCTTCTTTCATTACATCAACATAATCATCGTTATCATTGCAAGTTTGATTAACATCATAAATATTATTATCATTAATAGCTAATTTATTTATTGATCCACCTAATGTTTCAAAATATTTAGATTCATGTTCGTTCCACATCAGGAATGGTGCAAAACTAACGACATCTAATATATCAGTTTTTTTCGACGCTAAATCAAGTTTTGGATGTGTTGATGTAGCACTATTAAATTCAGCGTGACATTGCTTGTTATTAATTGATTCGTAGCCGATATTATTATATATTTGTTTGCTTGATTTCATTATAATATAATATGTTATAAAATTTTATTTTGTGGATCAAATGATTGCGATTAATAATAATTTATTTCATTACATGATATGAAATAAATTTTATTATTGATGAAGACAAATTAAATATGATTCTAAAACATTATATTGTTTTCCAGGTTCGTATGAATGTTCCGGCTGTCCAAAATAATTCACAAGACTATTTTGATCTATATTTTGTTTAATAAATATTTTTTTATCTTCATTCCCGAATACTGGTTCGTGTGTTGTTAGCACTGAATATTGACCATCAATGGTTCCCTTACCTAAGAAAATAGCAAATGTACTGAATGTTAATGATATTTTGCGTAACACAATTGATCCATATTTTGCGTTACCATCGAAACGATCACCTATATATGATTTTTCTTGATCTTTAACTGGCATACCAACGCGACTATGTACCATGTTAAATACATTTTGTGTTGTTAAATCAATTGGAATATTTTTAATTTCATTAATAAATTCTTGTTCTTTTGCAGGATTCCATGCTGTTAAATATTTATTTTCGATAGATCGTAAGTGGCTAACAATTGTATCTAATTTTTTGATGAATTCAGGTGTCGGTGGAACTCCTCCATAATTCGTAAATTCCCGTCCTAAGTTATCACTACCGAACACTCTTATCATATTTTTGACACATAATTTATATATCTCACCATTATCATTTTTATCTTTTAATAATGTTGATTTGATTCTAAAATTAATTGCTGATGGATCATATGAAGATGATAATTTATTTGTCGTCCCATTAATTTCGGCAAAATTTGAATCGATCATCAACAAATATCCATAATTTGGTACATAATATTCGATGCCGTCATAAATATATTTCCATATACCAATATTTTGATCATTTTGTTTAAGATCTTTGATATACACATTATTATTTAAACTGAAATCAGTAAACATAATTTTCTTATCAAACATAATTAACATACTTAGTAGTAGCTGGAAATATATTGATTCCCATAGTTTGTCATCATGATATCCATTTTGTACCATTTTCCGTATCGGTCCATTTCCGATCTGATATGTTCTTGTCGCCCAATCTAAGAAATTTTGTGTTGGTGCCTCAGATAACATAACTAAACATTTATCAGAATCCATATAATGAACAAGTTTATTTGATATAATCAATTCATCAACACGCTTATCCGTTACTGTTCTACGTTCAATATCTGTTACTGATCTTGGTGTTGATTTCACTGGTATAATATTTTCTTTTATTAAATCATCGAATGTCACTTTAACATCTTTATCATTAAAATAATAATCTTTAATGTATCTAACATATAAATTATTCTTTACATCAGCATTCATTTTAGAAATATTTAAATTTTTAATATCTATTTTACCACGTATTGTATTAAATTTATCAAAATTAATACCTGTATTTTTTGTCATGTAATGTGAATGTAATGCGATAAAGTTTGGTGATATGTTTGGCTTAATTATTTCATCCCTGATATATTGATAATAATCTAATTCTCTCCATATGTCAGAATTATATCTTGATAATATGGCTGACGAATTAATATCATCATCATATTTTGATAGCAAGTATATACGTATATTCATTCCAATACTAGATTTAGAACATTCAACAACATTATAATTACCCATCTTGATTGGATAACATGATCTATACATTACAAAGTTTTCTGCTAATGTTCTATACGGATTATCTGTTTGTCTACTATGATGATATGGATTTATTTCTAATAATTTTATATGTGATAATAAATTAGTTATTTCAGAATTTGTATTCACAGCATTCCCCCCACCAATTAGTACTTCTTCACCATCCCCTGTCTTTATAAATATTGATCTAACATAATGATGTATTACCATACGCTCTTTAACAGTATTAAATGTATTTGTTGGTACATTACTTACGTTTGGTAACATATCTTCATATAAATTTGCCACTTTTGTTACATCATCATTTGGACCACCCAAACTAATATTATAATTTTTAATAATTGGAACATTATTTGGTGTGTATTGCCATGGGAACGCGACATTAGTTGCATTTGGATAATATGGATTCGCTACTGGTACGTATGCTGATGGATATATTTGTTGTGTTAGTGGTTTTTGTTGAACTGGTTTTGGTTGATTTAATTTAAATTCTAATAATGTATCTGGTTGTGCGGTTTGTTCCCTAATCGAAGTTTTATAATCTTTGAAAAATTGTGCTTCATCCTTCTCTTTTTTCTCGGCGTCTTGTTCTTGATTTGTTTTAAATGGTGTCATTTTTGCGTCCTTATACTCAGGAATCATTCTAACTCCACCATCTTGATTATTCAATATCCCTTTATACACGGGAATAGATCGTCGAGTTTTATTTTTCAAAAAAAAAAATTGTCCGTGGATTTTTTTGTTTTTTTTGATTTTTTTTTCCCACCCTCTTGAGTTTGTGTTCCATTAAATGATGAAATCATACTCATGGGCGGAACATTTGACATTTGATTCATCCCTTGCATCATATCTGGTTGCATCCCTTGCATCATATCTGGTTGCATCCCTTGCATTGGCATTCCTTGCATCGGCATCCCTTGCATCGGCATCCCTTGCATTGGCATCATTCCGGGCATCCCTTGCATCGGCATCCCTTGCATCGGCATCCCTTGCATCGGCATCCCTTGCATCGGCATCCCTTGCATTGGCATCCCTTGCATTGGCATCATTCCGGGCATTCCTTGCATTGGCATCCCTTGCATCGGCATCCCTTGCGTCGGCATTCCCTGCATTGGCATTCCTTGCATCGGCATTGATCCAGTATTTGATGAATTTATGTTTGATTCCATATCAGGTGTGACTAATGGAAGATTTTGAGGTGATGTTTGATTTAAATTTGATATTTCATTATTATTTATCCCAAATGCCGAAGCAATTTTATTTATTCCTGTTGTGTTTGTTTTTGTATTTTGATTTTGCTCTGTTTTTGTATTTTGTTTTTGTTCTGGTTTAACTGTTTTATCATCTTCTGAAATACTAGTTGTGTTTTTATTATTTATTTCACGATTAGACATAAATAATTTACGTCTACCACCAATAAAATCAATTTTAGTATCATCGTCTATGAGATCTTGAACTATTTTTTTAGATTTTCCGGCACCGATTTGATTTATAAATTTTTGGTTTTTCATTATTTGTTCTGGTTTCATATTAATATATTCTATAATAAAATTTTCAATTGTTGAATTTTTTTTAAGATATTCTTTAACGTTATTATTTGCTAATAACGAATTCATAAATGTTTTTACATCGTCATTGTTAGTCGAATTAATTTCTGCCAAATTGAAATTTCCGATTTTAATTATGACACCACATGAATTAATCTTAATATTTTTATCATCATATTTATAAATAAATTCATGATCATTTTTATCTGTCACATATACACTGATTGATTCCGTGTTTAATAAGTTATGATTAAATTTAGGATATTTATTTCTTATAACTGCTAACGCATGAATAACTTGAAAAATAATATTTAGGAAGTCAGTAGGTTTCATAATTTTAAGATTTGTTTCTGTTAGATATTCGTCGAGTGTCATCATTTTAAAAAATCTTTCAGAAATTGAAATTGATAAATATTTAGAGTTTGATTTATTTAATTCGAGATCAGGATATTTTTGAAGAAATGGAATCAAATTTTTAAGTGGTATATCAATATTTAAAATTGGTAACAAAATATGTCGTGTTAATTTTTTAGTAACGAGATCACTTAAAATAAAACTAATTTGTTTATTTTTATTATCTTCTGAGTTTACATCGTTTCTTGATTCATCACTTATATAAGGTCTAATTGAAATCGTAGTGTTTAATGGTCCAACTCTTGAAAATACATAATCTTGTCCATATTTTTTAATATAATTAATATCAATATTAAAGATTTGATTTATGTATGCATTTATTTTATTTGGTGGTGGTATAATCTTAATGTTGTCAATATCTTTAATATCATCTAACGTGATATCATTAACATCAAAACATTTATCTGTTTTTTTAACATAATTATACTCATACAGTAAATTTATCAGAAATTCCAAATCATAAGTTTCCATTGTAATATAATTATTTTAGAAATTATTTTTTCGATTTCCAATTATCAACACCATTCTTAACTTTATTTATTAATTTTATTTCTTGTTCGTAATTATCCGGCGTTTCTAATATCAAAGGTATCTTATAATATATTCCATACCTAATAATATGTCTTAATCCTTCTAATCCAATTTTGCCATCACCAATATTTTCATGTCTATCTAAATTACTACTATATTCTGATTTAGTATCATTTAAATGTATTAAATCTAAATTTTCTATACCAATTAATGTGTTAAATTCATTAAAAAATTGTTTAACCTGTTCTTTTTTTCTAATATCATATCCGGCTACAAATATATGACATGTATCCACACATATTTTAAGATATTTTTTTTGTCCATCATTAAATCTATTATAAAAATTTGCTAAATCACTTAAACTATTATTCTTAGTTGATAATAATTCTGAACCTTGACCTGATGATGTTTCTAATATTATATGTGTATTTAAGTTATGTTCTTTGATATAATTTGTGACAAATACCAATGATTTGAACATGTTGTCTAACCCTTCTAACTCAGTCAATTCAAGATATTTACCAACGTGAATTACACATCCAATCGAACCGATCGAATCGCTGACAGTTAATTGTTTACAAATAGTATCAATCCACCAACATTTAGATATATCCTGATACAACGGTTTAGCAATATTAATCACATATGGAAGATGGACAACAATTTTCGAGTTAGTAGTTTTAAGTGTTTCTTTAATTAATGTACATTCATTAGGTTCTAACAACGCTTTACTAAGTGTACTTTTGACATTAACAGGACTCGAAATAAATATTTGAATCATATTTCCGCCAATTTCATTTATTTGTAATATAGCTGACACAACACCATTTTTAATTGATATGTGACCACCATAATAAGATTCTTCTTGTGGCATATAAGTATATCAGATATAATTTATCTGATTGATATAACGCGTAATAATATCAAATTTTTTCTGATAAAAAAATTTGATATTATTTTAAATTGTATAAAGATTGAATAAATATATGTTATTATCTGCTATGTTTCTAGTTGACAAATATAACATAAGTAATATTGATGATATTATTATCCACAAAGATATATACAATAATTTAATAATTGGATCTAATCAAAATAATAGACAACGTGATTTAGATGAATTAAAAGATATCATTAAAAATAAACGTTATGATTTAATTGATAAATTTCATTTCACGAAACCAAAAATATATAAAAAATACGAAAAAATGTCACATTTATTAGTTCATGGACCTCCTGGCTGTGGTAAGAACACATTCGTTAAATTATTATTAAAAGATATATATGATGATACAGTTAATGATACATTCATTGAAACTTACTTAATTAAGGGGTATGGAAATAGTCCTGTAGAACAAAAAATAGAACAATCAAAATATCATCTAGTCATAGAGCCAAATAATACTGGATTAGATAAATATCTAATCCAGGAAATAGTAAAAGAATATGCCAAGAAAAATATTGTGAATGTTTCATACAATAAATATCAATATCGTACTGTACTTATTAATAATATCGACAATTTAAATTATTATGCACAAACATCTCTTAGATGCACGATGGAAAAATATCATAAAACGTGTCGATTTATATTATGTGGAAATCAAATTTCAAAAATAATAGATCCTATTAGATCAAGATGTTTAGATATAAGAATTCCTGCGCCCACATATAATGATATGATCAATTTAATATACCATATAATGTTACACGAAAAAAATGTATTACCGCGGACAAAAATAGATGAGATTATTAATGCGGGTGGATTTAATATTAAAAAAACGTTATGGATATTAGATTTATCAAGATATGGTATAAATGATTATGAATTGTCATGGAAAAAATCACTTGATAAATTGGTTGAATTTATGGTATTGTTTAAAAAACCTGACATTTCACAAACAGTATTAAATGATCAACTTATTCCAACTGTCAGAAATATCTTATATAATATATTTACAACTAATGTTCCTGGTATCAATATATTACACGAAATAATTAATAAAATTATCGACTCAAAACAATTTGACGCTAACTTATTACATAATATTATTCAAGTTAGTTCTGAGACAGAGACAAGATTAAACAAAGGGAAACGAAGTATAATACATCTTGACTATTTTATGTGTGAAACTTTTAGGATAATATACAACCATCACAAATTAAAATAGTTAATTGCATGAATATAAACACATTTATAATGTTATTGTGTCAGATTAAATGACAAATGTTTAATTAGATTATTATCAATAAAAATAAAAATAATTTAATCATAACGAAAAAAATAATAGTATTATTATAATATATACAAAATAATGAACACAGAATCTTTAACAGACACATTAGGATTTTCAAATTTTATTACTAATGTTCGTGGTAGTGCTGGAAACACAATAATAAAAAATATTCATGACAATTCGATATCAGCGACAAGCGAATTATTTTCAACGTCAAGTGGTGGGAATTATATTAATGATGTTGTTGATAAATTTGATATAAATATGATCCTTAAAATTGCTTTAATTGGTTTAGTTATTTATGCTTTATACAGTTATTTTATAAGTGATTCGTTTAAAAAGACATGTTCATCTAAATATGTTACATGTTTAAAAAATAAATATTCATCAAAGTCAAAAGTAACAGTTTCACCTAAACCAACAGTATCAGTTTCACCTAAACCAACCGTATCAGTTTCACCTAAACCAACCGTATCAGTTTCACCTAAACCAACAGTATCAGTTTCACCTAAACCAACAGTATCAGTTTCACCTAAACCAACAGTATCAGTTTCACCTAAACCAACAGTATCAGTTTCACCTAAACCAACAGTATCAGTTTCGCCTAAGATATCAACATCCATAACATCAAAAAAATAAACTAATCAAATAAATAAAATTATTTCTTTTTTTTCCCAGTGGCAGTCGTCTTTGTAATAACAGCTTTTTTAATTACTTTTTTGGACGAGCCAGTACCATTTTGTTTATTAATCCATGAATTATATGCTTTTTCTAATTCATCTAATTCAACTAACCATTGTTCTATTTCAGTCGTTGTTTTTATTTTTTCAAGTTCTTCTTTTTTATCATCATATTTTTTATTTAATTCTTCAATCTTTTCTTCTGTCAAACTAAGTAAAGCCATATCAATAAGATATTCATAATTTTTTTTATCATTCGGATCATTAGGTGATCTAGCGAGTTCTGGGAATTTTAATTCTACCAATTTTTCTATAATTTTTTCTTTCTTTTGTTTCTTGATGATAATAGTATCATCAAGTATCTTTTCAATGAATTCTTTTTTGTAATACAATATATCAAGCTCACGTCCAATTTTACCAATCAAATATTCCTTTCTCTTCGTATACATTTTTAGTCGTGTTTCATAAAATTCTAACAATATTGCAACAGGTGAATTATATTTTGATATATGTCCATCCACATCAAATAGGTGCATATTAGATAATTTTAATGATTTTGATAATTTAAATGTTTTTTCTAATTTACCATTTTTTTCTAATTTTTCTAATTTATCTTCATCCATTTTAATAAGATAATCAACAGCATCGTCAGAACAATTTGATACGTATCCGTCAATTAGTGGTGCCTTTTTATGTTTTTCATCTCTTTTTTGTTTTATTTCTAAAAATTTTTTATAAGGAGTAGTCCATGTTCCGACTGGAAGTTCAGTAATATGAATTTTATTATCACCAATTTTATTATAAATACCTTTGACAATAAATTCATTTGGTTTGACTTGCTCAATTGTTCCTTTAAAATTCTTGTAATATGGTATCATTGGGACAGGTGATTTATTATTCATTATTAGCCTTAAATTATTAATAATGTCACTTGGATTATACTGTGGAATTTTTGTACTATACCCTGTTCCAATACCGGAAGCACCATTAACAAGTACCATCGGTATAATAGGACAAAACCATTCAGGCTCAACAGAAATACCATCATCATCAAGATATTTTAATATCGCATCATCATCTTCTCTAAAAATTAATCTGGTTAGTTCTTCCAAATATGTGAAAATATACCTTGGTGCCGCAGAATCTTTACCACCTTCAAGTCTTGACCCATGTTGACCTGACGGGAATAATATATTAATATTATTTGATCCGACAAAATTTTGAGCCATACCAACTATCGCACCATTCAAACTATCTTCGCCATGATGATAACATGTTTTATCAGAAATAAATCCAGATAATTGAGCCACTTTAATTTCATTTTCTCTTTTAAATAATCTTCTTAATATGACACCATGTAAAATTTTTCGTGTTGATGGTTTTAGTCCATCAACAATCGATGGAATAGATCTATCGTTATCATCATTTGAATAATGAATTAATTCTTTATGAATATAATCAGGAATTGGAACTATTTTTTGGTCATTAGATAATATTCTGTTTTTGTTGTAATGCTTCAACCAAATTTTCCTACATCCAGCTCGTTTTTTAGCAAACGCTAATGTTAATGATTCAGTACAATCATCATCGTATTTTGTTGGTACACCGAATATTTTTTTTATAAGTTTAGCTTTTTTATAAACCATCTCCTTTTCATTATCCATTGCATCGCCAATTTGTTCGGCTTGTTCTGTTGTGATGATTTGATCTACTATTTTCTTTTTTGATGTAGTATCTAATTCTGTTTCATCGTTTCCATTTCCAATTTCTATTTCTTCGGATATTTGTTTAATAATATCATCGTCGATATTTTCTTTTTCTGTATCTTCTTTTTCATCTTCTTTATTTACATCATCTTCTTCGTTGTCAGTATATGTGCCTTTACTCCATGTATATTTTATTAATTTTTTTGTTATATCAGTAAAATATTCCAATGCTTCTTCTTTTGTCGATGTTCCAAGACCCTTATAATATTTAATTGAATATTTTTCAGATCCAGGCTTAGCTTTCCATTTTTCGTAATCAGATTGATTGTAAAAAGCCTTAACAATTTTATTTTTTCCCGTAGTACATGTCGCTTTTAAAATTGGTGTCGAAAGCGTGTATACAAAATCATTATTCTGCATCAATGACGGCCAAAAATAATGAATAAAATTCATCACCAATCCTTTTATATGATATCCATCGACATCCGCATCCGTCATAATGATAATACCACCATAACGTAAATCCTTAGTATCTTTATAATTTTTTCCTTGACGTAATCCAAGGATTTGAATAATATCCAAAATTTCAGCATTATTTTTAAGTTGATCAACAGTCGCATCCCTAACATTTAAAAGTTTACCACGTAAAGGATAAACACCAAACATATTCGATCCATCCGAACCAATTGCTGTTCTACCACCCATAACTAAAGCCTTAGCTGAATCACCTTCTGTTAAAATTAGATAACATTGTTGTGCTTTACTTTTTCCAGCCCAATTTGCATCTTCTAATTTTGGAATACCTTTAATACTTGATGTTTTTTTACCACTTAATTTTGATAATGTCGCTTCATCCTTCAACTTTGCCCAATTAACAATTTGTTCGACGATTCCTGTCGCAACAAGTTTTTTAATAAATTTATCAGATGGTTCATATGTTGAACCAAATTCAGTTGATTTTGTTGTTAATGTTTCCTTTGTCTGTGAAGCAAATGCTGGATTTTCAACAACTGAATCCAAAAATACGACTAGATTCTCTTTGATTGCTGACGTTTTAATTTTAATATCTTTATGTTTCTTTTTAATAGTTTCCTCAAGACGTTTAACAACTTGATTGACAACATAATCAACATGCGTACCACCATGATAAGTACAAATACCATTGACGAACGATATTTGTTCAAAATTGTTATCAGGAATATATTTTACTCCGAATCTCCATCTCCCAAACTCTTCATATATTATATTATCTTTATTTTTATTGGCATTAGCATCAGTATCATCATCTGATCCATCTGAATCATTATCAGAGTTGTCATCTGAATCATTATCTGATTCATCTGAATTTGTATCATTATCAATATCAGTTGAATCGATTACGTATAAATCGATGTATTTCTTAAAATCAGTAACTTCTATTTTTTTATCATTAAGAAATACTTTAATTTTAGTCGTTATACCAGCCATATCAACAACTCTTTTCGCCATCAGTGCAATCATATCATCTGATAATGATTCAATATTAAATTTGGAAAGATCTGGAATAAATGTAATTTTAGTAAATGTTTCGTCATTTTTACTAATTTTTGTTATTTCTGCTGGTGTTCTTTCCGATAAATTATTCTTAAATTCTTGGTAAAATCGTAATTTACGTTCACCATCAAGTGTCTCGACAGAAAAAAATTTAGAAAACACATTCGTTAGTTTCGCACCATATCCATTCCTTCCACCAGTCGTTCTTTTTTCATCATCATTATAATTTGTTGATGTTAACAACTCACCAAATAACATTTCTGGTATATATATCTTGTGTTCTGGATGTTCAACGACATCGATACCTTTACCATTATTCCATATCGTTATCTTATAATTTCCATCATCGTCACCATCAAGTTTATCAAAATTAACTTTGATCGTCGTACAAGTTTTATCCTTGCTATTTTGATCTCGTGCATTAACTAAAATTTCATCAAATATTTTATATTGTCCAGGAACATATTTTATTTCTTTCTTAATTATTTTCTCTTTGGTAAAATGCCAAATCCACATCGTTTCTTGTTGTAATTTAATATCACCAATATATGTATCTGGTCTTTTTAAGATATGTTCAATGGGTTTTAATTTTTGATATTTTTGTTTGATTGTTTCCGATTCGTCATTTACCGATTCGATGTTTCCATTTACCTTGTCTGATTCTTTTTTCGCTTTAATAAAAACATCTGGTTTTTTTGTCTTTGATACATCAATTTTTTTAGGTGGCATGATAACACTACTTATTAATATATATCTTTATATAACTTATCTTTAAACGTAAAAAATTCAAATTTTTTATGTTTGGTGGACTGAATAAAATATCATATTTTTAGTATGATTTGATACTAAAAATGAGTTTTCTTATGACATTATCATATCATAAATTAATTTACTTTTTCGAGGTGCGTTTAGATACTTTACGGGAAACTTTCTTTGATCCGCGTTTGGATCCTTTCTTTGAAACTTTCTTTGAAACCTTCTTTGAACCGCGTTTCTTGCGACCACCAATCATTGGACGTTTAGATCCCTTCTTTGATCCTTTCTTTGAAACTTTCTTGGAACCCTTCTTTGAACCACGTTTCTTTGGGCGACCAACTTTCTTAACACCACCAGTTTGTCCTTCCTCAGATGTTCCACATGTTCCACCAACGAGTTTCTTTTTCTTTGCGTCTTCAGTTAACTGATCGTCTATTTTAGGATGTTCGTTTGACATTTTTTGTTATATATATATAAATATTTAGATATTTTTTTAAGATAAATTTATTTTTAGATATTAAATTATAAGTTAAATTAATATGAGTCAATCAAATAAAAATAATAAATATATACAATCACCGAAAAATGACACACACACTTTCGATCCTTTTCGAATTAAATACACACCTAATGAAATAAATAGTATACAACACGAAACACAATTAGTCACGACGCCGTTTATTAATGAAACTAGAACACAAACACGAAAAGGCACAGAGAACAAATTATTAAATAATCAAATATTAGCACCATCAAATTCTTCATCAAACATTGTCAAAACAGATAATGATGCTAAATTAATGATTCACACAAAAAAGAAAATTAAAGATATTCCCAAAGATTTAGAACTTATGACAGCAATGTCAACAACAAGATATGGCACGACACTAAGTTTACAAAGAAATAAAATTAGTTCAGAAGATAAATATAAAACAAGAAACAAAGAAACACCACAAATTGTTGAAAATGAAAAATATTATAGGATGAGCAGGATCAACATTGATAGTAGATATCGTAATAAGAGCCCACAAAATAGCATTAGTTATTATGTTACATCATTATCATCATTATATTTTAAAGAAAATTCACCTGTTTTAAAAATTGCTTTACCTGAAAATCATGGTTTTAAAGTTGACACTAATATCACATTATCCGGTTTAATTCCAATAACAATAACACAACGATCATTTACTTTAACGTTTGTTAAAAATGATAGATATATGTATATTCATCAAGAAAATCATGGTTTTGTTGGTGATAATAATATGATTAGTATCAATGATGTTGTTGGAACTGATAGTTCTGGTTATTTTATTGGTAATATCCCATTATCAAGAATTAATACTGAACATAACGTAATTTTAATAATAAATAGTGGTGTTATTGATTATAATAATTATAAAGTTGATATCGGAATATATTCAATGAGTGATGTGACATATAATAAAAGTTACTATAATATTAATATTTTAACATATAATGGTGTCCACATTAAATATATCAACGCAAGTTACCCAATAACAAATAATGTCCAACAAGGATATCAAACAGTAATAGAAAGTGGAACTAATTACATTAAAATTAATATGCAAGTAAATGCATCGAAATCAAATGATGATAGTAATATTGGTATCGGAAATGGTAATATAGAAATAGGTTTAATTACATCTGAAATAACAGGGTTTCCAGATCCATCAAGCTATACATTTGAGTTAAAAAAAACATACAGAAATGTCAAAAAAATTAAGTTAGTTAGTACAGAAATACCAAATACTGAAACATTAATTAAAAATGCACCAACTAATTTGAAAAATAATATATTATATTGGCAAATTCAAGATGATGGAAATCATATTTATTCAGTCACAATTGAGTCAGGAAATTATGACGCATCTAGTTTACGTGCAGAATTAATAACAAAAATATCAAATGTATATCGTCAATTTGGACAATATTTAAATGCTGATTTATATTATGATAAATGTATACCATCCATCATTATTAACCCAGATAGTAATATGTTTTCTATTCAAATTATGTCAGTGATTACATTAGCAAATAATATTATCGTTGAAACGACAATATATAGTGATAATCATACAAGAATAAATATTACACAACCATATCATAATTTATCTGACGGTGATGTAATAATAATATCAGGAGCTATTAATGTGTCAAATATACCTAATGATATTATTAATAATAAACATATCATCGAATCTGTTGAAGGAATAAATAATTATATAATTAAATTACCTATATATAATCCAGTCCCTTATACTTATGTGAATAATATTACTAAAGATATAACTAATATCGATAATCATACAGTGATCACAGTAACACAACAATCACATAATTTAACAACTGGTGATACAGTCATAATATCAAATGCCACTGATTTATATGATCATTCCACATCTGATACATATTATTACATACCTAGTTCTGTTATAAATGGTGAACATATTATTGATTCGGTGGTCGACAATGATAGTTATAAAATTAAATTACCATATTACAATGCAATTAAAGGTATTAAACCAAATGAAGATAATCATGGTGGAGACGCAATTAATATAACATTTCCGTTAACGATTAGACTAATGTTTAACTATAGTGATACGTTTGGGAATATATTGGGTTATACGAATGTTGGCGACAGTGATTCGATCACAATTTTTGATAAAATTATAACAAACAATACATATTATATTAATAATTCTATAATTAATTCTGTTGGCATCGTCAACACAAATATACCAATTCTTAATTTTAATACATATCCATATATATTCATCACATCTCCGATATTTAATTCCATAATTAATATACGAGATGGAACTGGTGTATTCGCTAAACTATTTTTGTCAGGAAGTCCGGGATCGATTATATATGATCAATATATACAGATAAATGATACGATTTCAACAGCCATATCAAGCTTAGATGATATATCATTTTTATTTTACACACCAGATAATAATTTATATTGTTTCAACAATCAAGATAATTCATTTACTATAGAAATATATGAAGAACTTGCCGAAAATGAAAATATTAAAGATTAGTCAACTCATCAAATGTCCTTAAACTATGATATACATTAATCACCCACTTATGAAAAACATTTAACATAGCATTATTATAATCCAATGTTTTTGATAATAATTCAACAATATGTGCTGATACATATTGTTTTAAATTACTATATACATTTGAATCTTGATCTGATATTCCAATTATACCATTTTGAACAAATTGATCAATTTGTCGTGATATGTAGCTTTCAACAATATTTTGTGTCTGAATTAAATTATCAAATTGATCAAGTTTAACCATATAATATAATTTTACGAGATCAAATATATTTGATTCAACGAATTTATTAATGACGTCTGTTAATTGATTACTTAATATATCATTATCATTTTTAAAATTAAAATTAAATAAATTAGACGCATATAATGATTTAAGAACTAAATTTTTGAAATAAATTTGTAAAATGTCTTTTATGCTCATTATTCCTGTTGCAATTAAAATATGATAATACGCATTTGATTCCTTTATTGACGATGACGTTAACATTGTTGGTCTACTATGATCTACATATTTATATAATCTTGGTACTTTATATTTTTCTTCCAATATTTTAACAATATATTGTATTTCATTTATTTTTGTGTGCATATTTGGTTTCATATTATTTAATGATTTTAGTTGATCATTAATTGTTTTTCCTTTATGGATCATGAGTTCTATTTTTTCAATATCATCCTTAAAATTATTGATATATCCATAATCATAATTGATAGTGTTAGATGAAATTTTATTTGTTGGTAATTTAATTTGATCATCAAACCAATATTTATTATTGTCAACATTCAATAATCCTTCAAAATTGTAACTATGATTTTTAAGTAATTCATTAAACATATACACATTTTCTTTGTATCTATCATAGTATCCAGTCGGAATATTATATTTAATGTCAGACGACAATAATAAATTATTTATAAATGTTATATTTAATATTCCATAATCAGGTCTAGTGTCACATGTTTCCTTCATTAAATCATAGGCATATTTAATTGGTGACCCTAATATTTGATTTATTGGTGTCAATAATGGAATTCTGTTAATAGAGTTCTGTTCCCCATTTTTCGGATCAATAATTTCGAACATACTTTTTATTATCATATAATTACTCGACTGGATAGCGTAAAATATTGGCATAAAACCATTTGTATCGAGTTTGTAATAATCTAATGATTTTGCATTTTTAAATATAGATTTTATCATATCAGTTGTATTAAACATACATTTACGTATTTGATTTGTCGTAATATCAACATTATTATAATCTTTTGGCTGATACACTAAATAATTATTTTCTTTGCCATCAACACAATCACCTTTTTCTGTAAGTTGCTCACATTGCTTAATTTCTGTTGGCTTATTTTCGTCGGTTTGATCAAATATTTTTGTTATATGTTGTTCATCAATTATATTTTGTATATGATACATATCATTTATTTTATCGCTAGACTTTGTTTGTATATACACTAAATCATTAAGTTGTTTATCTAATTTTAATTGAACATTTGTTTTAGCTAAAACAGCATCCAATAATTTAACAACATTTTCAGTGAATTTTTTTGTCGTTTCATCGTTGCCCTTTATTAATGTATCCTTGATTTTACGAACCGCAATTAATAATATCTCATTTTTGGCTGTATTAATAAACAACATATCCAAAAATTTCACTAATGTTGCAGTAGTTTTTAATGTTCGATCATTTTCAGTCATCTCTTCTAAATTTTTAAAATGATTTATCATCGTCGCTTCAACATCATTGTAACATATTCCTTTTTCAATGAACCAAGATATAAATCTCTGTTTTAATAAATTCATATAATCAGCATCCTTTGATTCCGTATTAAATATATTCGGCACAAAATCAATATTTTCAATTGACCCATCAATTTTATTATTATCGATAAGATTCGGATGTGATATTGTTATTAACATATTATTTGTGACATCAATATTATCATATCCTCGTGCGTTACCACTTTTACCATTATTTCGTAAAATAAATAATTTAAGTTGTTTACACGCAAAAGCTCCACAATTTGCCATTTCATATATATTATCATTTGTCATATCGAATTGTCGTTTAATTGTTAAATTATTTAATGACATCCATAAATTAAGATTTCGTATTAATGACGGTAATAATTCATTAATTTTTTTAACTTTTTCGACATCGCTAACATCTTCTGGATCTAATTGTCCCAAATTATAATTTGGTTCATTCATTTCGAGGGGTTGATCCCTTACCATCAATTCACGTTGTCCAATTAACATCATATTGTAAAATTTTATAATAGCATCATTACTGCTATTTGTCGGTACATCGAAATATAAATCTGAATTAAATAAATATGACATAAATTTAATATATGCACCATTTCCCGATATAATAATATCATCAATGATTTTCGTTAATGTTTTTTTTAGTTCGTTGTGTGATGACATTTGTTGAAAAAATTTCTCATTTGCATTATCATCAGCGAAACGAATTTTTTTTGCGAATGCAACATAAAAATTTTTAATATTAATATTTTCATTGGACGTAAATAAAAAATAATATCTGTTCATAATACGTTCGAAACTAGTAGCGAAACTATCAAATAATGTATTATATTCGTCTGGTGTTGCTGAGCCATCAATAAATGACGCATTAGTTGCATACAATAAAACATTATTAATTCTTGTTACCATTCCAGATAATTGTGTTATATATATTGGTTTCATTGCTGTATTAACATTGTTTCTTTTAATTCCATATTTTATCATAAATATTTTAAATAATGAATCAATATTATCATATACTTTACTTTGTGTCTGTTTTTTAAGATTTTCGAATCTTTGTTCGACAGTTGTTTTTGTGTTATTTTTATCCAAAATTATGTTCGTTATATTCAACGGATTAGTTTCATTTAGCTTCAATAATTTTCTATTTTCAATATTAATTTTTGACAATCCCTCGCTAATAAATTTATCATATTCTTCTGTCATTAATTGAATTGATCTGATGATTTGATCATTAGTTTTTTTCTTTATTTCACTAATTTTAGCATTTGGATCTAGTATATTTTTGAGCATCACATTTTGTATATCCTTTATAGTTGTTTCAATTGGTGAATCAATTGTCAATAAAGTTTCATCGTTTAATCGCTTAAATTGAAGTTTATGATAATTTTCATAATATTCACCTAACTTTCTTGCATGTTTACGTATAGTTTCGATTGCCTTATTATATTCATCACGATGATTGTACAATATTGATAATATTTCGTTGTGTAAAATATTACTGTCTTCATTCGATTGTTCTACGTGAATTATTGAATCTGGAGTAGTTTTTTTACCGCATGACGTAATATTTGGGATTAATGCTAAATGTAATATATTTTGATGATAATTATTTACTTTGGATGGGTCAGCACCATTCATTAATAAAAATTCTGTCATTTTGCTATATTGTTTTTTGACTGATAATTGAACTGGTGTTTCTTGAAAATTATTTGCTGTGTCTAAACTAATATTAAATGGTTGTTTCATTAATTGTTTTAACAAATCAATTTTTTGATTTTGATTCATCCTATTATCGTCTAAACCAATAATTAAATGTGTTGGAGTATTTCCATCTTTATCTTTTATATTAGTATTAATATTGGATTGAAAATATGATAATATTGTTGATGGATTAGCTGATTGGATATTACTAATCATAGCATTATTTAAATTTAAATCTTCTGTTTTAAAAATTTCTTTTGATACTGGTCTAGTGTCAGGATATCTACTAGGTGGTATATATGGTTTAGTTGGTGGTTTATATGGTAATTTTTGATGTTGCATATATAATATCATTATCTGAGAATTTAAATAATTAAATACAAATTAATTATTTAAGGTTTGAAATTATATCTTCTTTTTCTTATCTTCTGGCACCTTCTTTTTAACTTCGAATTTTTCACGTTTGAGTGAGACATTTTCTTTCATTGTTCTTCGCTCTATAATTCGATTTGTATACTCTTCTGCTGTTCCCTGATCCTTGAGAATATCAAATAATGTGGCTTTAATTAGATCTGATGTTAATGGACTCTTCGATTGTTTGACATTTTTTGATATGTTTCCTTTCTTTGTTATAATAACATCTTGATGTAATACATCCATTAATTCTAATATTTTATCTTCGTATTGTTTTTTTTCATCACCCTTATCCTTTATTGTTTCTTTACAAAACTTTATTTGATCATCTAACGCTAACCATTCTGTTATTAATGTCCTTACCATATCCCTATCAACTCGTATTTCTTTTTTTGGTGGCTCATCACCATCCACATTTTTATTTACTTTCTTCATGCCTTCATGTAACTGATTATTCATCGTTTCAGTATCAGCATCAATATCTAATTTATCATCATCTTTTGCTTCATCATTATTGTTATCATCTATATTTTTATTTTCGTCCATTTAGTATATCCGTATATAACTAAACATGATAGAAAAAATATTTTATAAAAACGCTAAATATTTTTTAACAAACACTTGAGTTCATCCATGGTGAAATTGTTATTTTTGGACATGATGGTAATTCTCTGAAATCATGATTCGCACATTTTCCGCATAATCTATACGTATCCGATCCAAAACGTACTAATGGATCATTAAAATTCGATAAATATTCGTCTATATCTTTTTTTTTCTGTCGCTCATAAAACGAAGGCACATTTTTCGGTACAGTATTAATATGATTATCACATTCTTTTTTTTTTATGTGCATCACACGACATAATAATATAAAGAAAATTAAAATTTGTATTCTTAACATATGAACTAACATGATAATTATTTGTTTATATTATTATGTCGTGTGATGTGCATTAAAATTGAATTTATTAAATATAAATAGTATTGATTAAATATTATTTGGTATATATGCTTAATAATAAGTATGATTACAATATATGCAAGTTTTATAAAGATTTACTTGCATCTGGAAAAAATAAAGATGAGTTAACAAATTATGATTTAGCAAAAATATTTGAATTTTATTCGTGTATTAAATTACAGGAATTATATGATCAAATTTTTTATATGTATGACGAAATTGATCTAACATTTAAAGAAAATAATAAAATGAGCCATAGTGATAGTGGGATTGATGCCTGTAATTTAGTTGACACAATTGTTCAATGTAAGTTGCGAAAAAATAGTTTGACATGGAAAGAATGTACCGGAACGGCGGTAGCCGTGTAGGCACTTACCGCGTTGCGGACGTGCTCTAGCACGGGTGCTACATTTTTTGGTAGTCAAAATATGTATGACAATATCGATCAACAACCAATTATACGATGGAACAAATTAATGATATCTCGTAATGACGATTGTATTTTGTCGAAAAATTTATTAGTAAGGAAAAAATTATTTATTGATGTTCCGATCAACAAAAATGAAATAATTTTATATTGTGATAACTTACTAAGAAATCCACCAATCGTTAAACTTGAACACGTTAATGAAATTATATTGAGGGATTATCAACTTGAATGCGTAAATTTAATTAAGAACAATAAACAAAATATCATATGTTGCCTCCCGACAGGGACCGGAAAAAATATTATTATAATTAATTCTATAGTTAATGATCTAAAATATTTGGTTATGGTTCCTTACATCGTTTTAACCGAACAACTGCAAGATGAAATAATAAATGTTTATCCTAACTTAAAAAATAAAATACAAATCGTTGGTGATAATAAAACAATATTTGATAAAACTAAAAATATCACTATATGTGTTTATAATAGTGTTGAAATCGTTAAACCATATTGTGTTGATTTTGAAAAAATATTTGTTGATGAAGCACATCATGTTAATAAACCAATTATTTATATGATAGAAGCAAAAGATGATGACGGACAATTAAAAGATGATGACATACAACCAAAAGAAGATGATGAACAAGAAGACGAAGAAATTAAAGGAACATATATTGATACGATAAGAGAAATGACAAAATATAACAACAATGTATATTTATCGGCGACAATTGATGACGTCGATGGATTTTTATGTTACAGAAAGGACATTAGAGAGATGATTGAAAAAGGATATTTATGTGATTATACAATTAGAATACCAATATTTTCGGATGATCCAACCAATAAAAATATATGTAAATATTTGATACATAATTATAAATCGATAATCATTTACTGTGAAACAAGAAAAGAAGGTAAATTAATAAATAAATTATTAAATGAAATTCAAAAAGGATCATCAGAATATGTCGATTGTGAAACATCAAGAACACAACGAAATGATATCACTAGACGATATAAAAATGGCGAAATTCCATTTTTGGTTAATGTACGAATATTTGTTGAAGGTTACAATGCACCAATAACGAATGGTGTATGTTTTATGCATCTTCCAAGTTCAAAAACTACTTTGATACAAATAATTGGTAGAGCATTACGTTTGCATCCTATGAAAAAATACGCGAAAATTATTCTTCCATACTCTGCGGATGATGATGCATTAAATATAAATAATTTTCTTAGAATCATAGCTAAGAATGACAGCCGTGTGAGAAAATCATATGAGGGTAAACTTTTAGGTGGTTACATTGATATTGAAGAAATAGATATTGAAAATGAAAATGATGATGAAAATAATATTGGACAATATAGATACGAAATGATTTTTGATAGCATGGGTATTATAATTAATAGTGATGAAATTTGGGATGCAAAAATAAATCAAGTTAAGCAATATATCGAAAAATATGATAAACGACCAAATAGATTAGATAACGATAACAAGGTCTTAGGAAGATGGGTCGAAACACAAATATGTAATTATAAGATTAAACGATATAATATGTCTAATCCAATTATTTACGATAAGTGGACATCATTCATTAACGAAGATAAATATAAACAATATTTTTTGTCGTGTGATGATGTGTGGTATGATAAATTAAATCAAGTTAAAAAATATATTGATGAACATAATAAACGTCCGGTCTAGATAAATAATATAATTCGTCGCACGAATTATATTATTTATTGACGTCCGCCCCTATAAAAATGAAGAAATAATAGCGTTAGGTTATTGGATTGGGACTCAACTTAAAAATTATGTCAAAAAATTACAAATAATGGCAAATCAAGAAATTTATGACCAATGGACGAAATTTATTAATGATAACAAATATAAAAAATATTTTCGTTCTGATGACGATGAATGGAATGATAAATTTGATCAATTAAAAAAATATATTGATGATAACGACAAACGTCCACCATCACATGATAAAGATGTTAATATTAAGGCGCTAGGAATGTGGATGGCACATCAACAAAATAATTATAACAAAAAAATGCATAGTATGACAAAACCTGATTTATATGAAAAATGGCATGATTTTATTACCGATGTGCCATATGGAAAATACTTTAAGGTGAAATAATTTAATTTATAATTTTTTAACAATCAAAAAATTATAAATTTTCACGAATTTATTTAACACATCGGCTTTATGTTGTAATCAGCCTCAATCGTAGAATTATTCCACGGACCTACGACGTATTTAGGGCATGAAGGTCTCGCGCGGATATCATAGGTGGCACATTTTCTGGATTGACCAACTGTATCGACACCGATTTTAATTTCAGGGACTTCGAGATCCACGGCTTGCATTAAATTGAATTCTTTATTTGGCACATCGAACCAGTCTTTGTTTTCTTCAATAGGGAGAAGATCGTATGATTGTAAAGTTGGGCGGACATCAACTGGCATAACTTTGTTGAATTTAGGGTCAGGCATGCTATCTTTAGATAACAGCATATAATCGGCTGTATCATCGAAGGATTGATAATCTTTCATACCAATTGGATTATCTTGTGGATACATTTTTTGTTTTTTATCTGAAACGAATTGTTTAGCCATTTCTTTAGCTTCTTTTCTGCGAGTTTCATTATCAGATGTAGTATTACCGCCATAGCCAGCTAATGATGGTTTATTAATTAACATTTGTTTGCTATTTGGTGATACTTTACTTGAATATGCTTTTCTTGGGACTTTAATTGGTGATTTAGGACTTTTAGATGTATGTTGTGCGTATAATTTTTCTATAAGATCAGAATCGGATATATTTTTTTTATTTATTAATGGGCTTGAAACTTTAGGTGATGTTGATTCATAATGTTCGACTTCATTTTTATATGTTTCTGTGGGCTGTTCATATTTTTCTATCTTTTTTGCGGGACTCATATAGAAAATCCAGAACAAAACGAAACCGATTAGGATTATAAGTAAAAGATTATTATCGTTGAGCATTTAGATAATTTATATATATTATATATACATTTTTTTTACATTTGGATATTTTAAATATTTAAATATGTAAAAAAAATGTATATATAATATATATAATTAATATAATGTCACAGGATCAAATATTTAAAAACGTGTTATTTGGCGGTTACAACAATGAAAGCATTAAAAATGTGATTCATGAAATATTAGTAAATGGTGTTGATGGTTTAATACTCGCTAAAGGAGAAAACGGTAATAATCTTCTTCAAACTATGATTCTAAACAGAGATTTCAAAGGAGTTGATATATTATTAAATTATTTAAAATCTAAGAAAGAACTTACAGAAAAAGTCCTCAATAATCAAAACGTTGATGGTAACACACCATCTCATTTAACTCTATTATTAGGTTATAAAGATCTCACAAAGAAATTCCACATGATGGGCGCAAATCTTAGCATCGCAAATAAAAATGATGAAATTATTCAATTCACTGACACAGAATCAGAAATAAAATTACCAATTATGTCAGCCACATCTGAAGATATTCAGACACCAGTATTTTTGCAATCAAAACAAGTCCCAGCACAACAACAAACATTTAATTTCACTGGAAGCGACGCATCATCAAGTACAATTGATACCGCAGATTTTTTGAAATTTTTAGAAAAAAATTATGTTGATGCCAAAAAACAATATCAAGTTGGCGGAGCAGAAGAAGTTATGGGAAGACGTAAAATTAAAAGACAAGATAAATCTAAAAAAAATTCACAAAAAGATACAGAAAAATCAAATGTATCCGCATCAGATACTTTAGGTATATTTGATATTATTGCTAAACAACACGCTGGTAGCGTTAAACTGTCATCTAAACGCTCAACTAAATCATCGAAACGTTCAACTAAATCATCGAAACGTTCAACTAAATCATCGAAACGTTCAACTAAATCATCGAAACGCTCATCTAAACGTTTATCATCTAGACAAAATAAACCTTCAACAGATGTACATGCCGAAGTTATTGAAATAATTAAAAAGATGGGATATTCTGAAGATGATGCAAGATATATAAAAGCTGGACTTTATCAGATGGTAAAAGATAAATTTGCTAATTTAAGTAACATGCAACGATCATTAAAACTCAAGGAGGTGACAACATCGGAGGAAGTTGAAAAAATGAAGAAATTACTTCCGAAATTGAAGGAATTAGTTGAGAAGGCAAGAGAAAAACGTAAAATTGAGAAAGAATCATCTGTAAAATCAGAAGATTCAACCAAAAAAGAAAGAAAACCAAAAGATTCATCAGAAAAAGGTGAAAAGAAAGTAAAAACGCCACGTGTTAAAAAACCAAAAGAAGAAAAAACCGAAACATCAAGCGATATATAAATTTTAGCAAACTATAAAATCATTTGAAAAACTCTATCGATGACAAAACTAATACCAAATTTTTTATTATTTTCATCAATCCATAAACAGTCAGGATGAAAATCAATATTAAACTTATTATTTTTATTAAATTGTACCCATTCAACATCAGACGTTTCGCCATTAACGCAATGTGTTAGCGGAGTTGTTGTTTTATTTTTAAATGTTTTTAGATGAAATCTAATGACAATACCATACCCATCCCTATTTATGATATTAGAAACAAGTTCCATATTTTTAAGTTCGTCAAATTCTTTAAAATATTGTTCGATATCTCTTATGATTTTTGTTAATTCTTCGTATGATTTTTTATTATTTTTTAAATCTTCATGATTAAATTCAATATTTAATCTATGTTGATGCAGCGAATAAGATGTGTTATGATCAGAATCTGTTTTTCTTCCAAAAGGTGATGATAAATTACAAATTTTGAATTTTAAAATTTCATCGTTTTTAGTGACATGAAATTTTTTAATTTGTGAACTTATATTATTTTTATAAGGACATATTTCTAACATTTATTTATATATTATGATATATAAATAAATTTAAGTTACTTCAACGATGATAAAAATTCATTAAATGTTTCGATTGTTCTTACTTTTGAATAATTGCTGATATATCTATCATGTGTATCATAAATAGATATAGTTGGATATCCACTAACATATGAAAATTCTGGAGCATTATACGTGCAATTAATATCAATAAATTTAAATCGATTCGCGTATTTTTCTTTCATTTTGTTCCAAATTGGTTTAAAACTAACACAATGATGGCAGTTATCACTAAAAAATAATTTTATTATATATATGGGTTTATTTATTGATGATAATTTATATTGCCCATCAACTTTTTTACCTATTTTTGTTTGATCAATTTGTTTTTTTAACTCATCAATGAGTCCTTTAATTGATGAATGTTTTATTTTTGGTGACACAAAAATTGATTTTGATTTAATGTGTTTATGGTTTAACTTCCTTCTAAACGGATGTTGTATTGGTTCATTATGTTGATGTGGTAGTTGAACACTATGTTGTGGTTTCATATGATATGTGATATCATTATTAACATTAATATTATTTGTAATCATATATATGACGATTATTATTATTATAACCAAAATACAAGATAAAATTAAAATCAGACGATTTGATAATTTGGGCATTATAATTAATAATTATATATTTTTTTGTGTAATTGAGTATATAATGGAAAAAATATATAATCAATTATTATTTAAAATAACTAATGAGATTAGTAAACCAGAATTTAAAAAAAAGATAAATCAACATCTTATTGATCCATTAATTGATGATATATTTCAAAAAACACATAATTATTTCATTACGATTATATCATTGTATAGTGTATCAATTTTATTATTATTGATCATAATAGTTATGTTAATTTATAAAAAACATGATTAAAATTTATTTAATTCAAAATATAAATTAATTTCGTAGATATTAGTATAATAAATGATCTTCGAAATCACAAATAAAATATTGCTGTATCCATTGTTTGGATTATTAATATATATGATCATAAAAATGTTGCCGTTTAATGGTGTTGGACACATTGATGCGTTATTATTATCATTAATTTTACTTATTATTTATTCATTAGTTCATAAAACTATCAAACATTATATTAGAACAATTAAATCGAATTACGATGACGATAATATCGAATATTATCAACCAACTAAGAAACAAAGCATTAAACCTTATCCAAGTGTCAAACAACAAACTAGCACAATAAGATCAAGATTAACACCAACAAATATTCCTGTTACTAAACCTACTAGTATAAAATCTGTATTAACACCAACAAATATTCCTGTCGCCAAACCTACTAGTATAAAATCTGTATTAACACCAACAATCAGTTCAACCAGTCCACATACTGGCATCAAACCGATAATGGAACAAGATAGAATTACAGTTGGGACGACTGATAATAAAATATATAAAAAATTTAAGCCAGCTGATACGAAATTAAAATCAAAAGATGTGTCAACAAAAATAGTTTACCCATTTACATTAGAATTCGTGCAAAATGTTTTTTCCGACATGTTAAAAGTAACACGCGAGGATCCTAATTCATTAAATATATCAACAAAAATACAAATGAATTCACAAGATAGCGAATATTATGAAATATTAATACATCTGATACAAGCCGATATTGAAAGAATGTATCATTTCATTTCGATCGGGAATATTACTTTTATAAATGAATTAGTCGCGAAAGTTAAAGAAAATAGGATTAAGAGAATGAAAAAAAATATGAAATTAACAAGTGAAAGTGAATCAATGTCAGATAGTGAATCAACAAAAGGATTAACACGGACAGAAAAAAATTACCTAAAAAAATTAATTAAGGCAGGAAAGTATGTTGATAATAATGGAGTCATACAAAATATAACATCTGATAATACTGTTAAAAATGCCATTCAAGGAGATATGAAATACTCAATGTATACACCAGCAGAACATGAATATCTTGGTACTTACGATCAGACTTTTACTAATGCATGGGATAATGATTATGTATTATTAAATACTGATAAATGGAAACCAAGAATAACACACGAAACACATAGAGAAAGAGCGAAAAAAATAGCATCTGGACAAATATGTGGTGTATCGCCAATGGTTGAGAAAGGTTTTACAACGAAAGGAACACCATTAAAACAATGGGATATAGCAAGAAAAGTATTACCACCCGACGAATATAATTTAGACTTTATACGTGAAAAATTAATGACTGGTAAACCTTAAAATATAATTGTTAAAATAAATTTATATTAAATAAATTTATTTTATTTTATTTTATTGTCTAGGAATAATATTAACCATAACTACATGATAGAAAACAAAACCTAACAAGATGAATAATATGTGATATAATGAATCTTCATCAAATAAATTGGCTTTTGCGCGAGTTTTAGTGAGGATATGAACCGCTGTTAAAATAGTTGCGTTTTTAACGAGATCGTTAATCATACTCTTTTTGTTAAAATTTTTAAATGAAAATGCCATGATTTAATAATATATCATATCATAACATTTTTTTTTCGATTAAATTCTTAATAAATTTTTTTCATTTTTAATAATAAAATTATTAAGAATTTATTGATATCATTAGATGATATTATTCGAGATCATAATATTATGAACGAATTAACAGTTGTAAATAAAAATATTATTATGATCAATCGTAACAAAAACATATATATACGAATTTTTAAGTTTAAAATGATATAAAATTAACTTATAATTAGTTATTAACATATGATATCCAAAATTATTATACCAATCGTCATATTTGTTGTAGCATTTCTAATATACAAATATATCTTATTAACATTACAGACAACAAAATTAAATGATAAAATAATTGATTTGCACAAAATAATTAAAAACAAAAATGAAAAAATATTACAATACAAACATCAACCATCTAAAAAAATTATTAAATCAAATAAAATTATTAAATCTGATAAAATTATGACATCAAATAATTCACCACAAAAACAAAATGTAGCTGATGTTCCAAATAAAAATATCAGTTCTGAAACTGATTCAGATAATGATGATTCTAATGATACTGACAAAATAAATAATACAAAAACTGAAGACATGACTGGAAGAAATCAAATAAGCCTAAAATTAACAAATAATGATGACAATACTAACACAACTATACCAATTCCTCTACACGATGTTACAAATGCAATACTAAATAGAAATAGTGACAATGATTGTGAATCATATGAAGATATTGACATCAATGATAGTAATTTGATAAATGAATTAGTCGAAAAAAAAAAACAATCATTATCACGCCATAAATATATAGATACAAACGATGATGATAAATCTGATGATGATAAATCTGATGATGATAAATCTGATGATGATAAATCTGATGATGGTAAATCTGATGATGATAAATCTGATGATGATAAATCTGATGATAAATCTGATGATGATAAATCTGATGATGATAAATTTGATGATGGTAAATCTGATGATGATACACGAATAATGAAAATTGATAAAAACATATTGAGGGAACTCAATCAAATAAAATTTAACAAAAAGTTAGAAAAAGAACGTGATCAAAAAGATGTTGATACAAAAGAATTTGATACAAATGAAGATGATCAAATTGGAGTTGATACAAAAGAAGATGATCAAATTGAAGTTGATACAAAAGAAGATGATCAAATTGAAGTTGATACAAAAGAAGATGATCAAATTGAAGTTGATACAAAAGAAGATGATCAAATTGAAGTTGATACAAAAGAAATTGATACAAAAGAAATTGATACAAAAGAAATTGATACAAAAGAAGATGATCAAAAAGATGATGATCAAAAAGATGATGATCAAAAAAATGATGATCAAAAAGAAGGTGAACATACAGAAGTTGGGACAAAAAATGTTGATACAAAAGAAGATGATCATATTGAAGTTGATACAAAAGAAGATGATCATATAGAAGTTGATACAAAAGAAGATGATCATATAGAAGTTGATACAAAAGAAGATGATCATAAAGAAGATGCTACAAAAGAAGATACTACAAAAGAAGATTGTCAAATAGAAGATGCTACAAAAGAAGATGATCCAAATATTGAAAATGATAATAAAAAATATGTTGTTAAAGAATTACAATTATTACAATTAGATAAAATAAAAAATATAGCAAAGACGTATAATATATCATTATCAATTAGGAAAAAGGCGAAAAATAAGAAAGATTTAATTGATGAAATTATTGGGCAACAGAAATAAAATTTATGATATTAAATTATATATAGTTATGAGGAAAGTATTCCAACCACATGAAAATTTAAATCAAAATAATAAGTTCGGTAGCTGTTGCAAATGTCCTGCAATGATGAGTGATGGTCAAATTTTTACAAATTGGGCATCAAGTAGAATTTACAACGATGATTTTATGAAGGCTCTTAAAATAGGAGATAGTAATTCGTATCGTGAATTATTACAATCTACAGGTGGATTATTAATTAAGAATGAACATAAATACCAAGAGACCAATAGATGTAAATCGAGCGATGGTAAATTTTATATCGATTCGTCTAAATATAGTTTTGAGTATCCACTTAGCGATGGATACTGGGGTCAACAAGTTTTGAATCATGGAATTAAGAAATCTGAAGTGAAGACACTTTAATGAGAAAATTTAATAGTTTTATATTTAAACAATTAAATTTATTATGCTTAATACGTCACACTAACACTTGGATTAGTATTATAAGATATACGTGGGTAATCGATGACGTATGGGAAACTGAGAGGCGAAATAAATGTTGGAAGATATAATGTATCTAATGAGTACATCGATGGATAATAATAGTAATATGATATCGGATCATATACATAACTATGTTTAACATACATATCTGGACTATCTTCTTCATCGTCATCATCATATTTTGATTTAGCGCCACCATCTTGTGCTGACTCTGATGCTGTTGCTGATTCTGCGGAGTCACTTACTTCATTTGTTACTGTCTTTGATTTTTTTGATTTTTTGAGTTTATTTTGTAACTTAAAGATTTTTCCGACGAAATCTTCGACATTCTCAACTTTACCGGTATATTTTTTGATTGAGAAATCAACATTGTCTTGCTTGTCTATATCTTCATTAACGACAAAATGTGAAAAATTATGTGTATCAAATTTCTTATTTTTGGGACTGCCACCATATTGTTTGAGATTAATAGTTTTTACTTTACCATCAGCGTCAACATCTTCAGATTTGAGTTTAAGTAATGAGAATTTAAAATTATGAACTACATTATTAAAATATTTTGATAAGGCATCATACGACATTTTCGCTGCTTTAAGTGAATTATCAGCTTTATATATTTTAGGAATTTTTCCTTCAACATAAGGGTTCACTAACATGTAAAATTTACCTGACATTAATTAAGTATATTTATTGCTATACAAAAAAAAATTGAGTTTTATATATTTTACTTAAAGAATTAAATAGATTATTATAAATATCTAACGCATAATGACTGATATTACAGATATGAAGAATGTCGATATGAATATTAAGGATGATGAAATTTTGTACATCTACACTAAAAAGATACCAGCTTTTAAAGCATTAATTGAAGCATTAAAAGAAATTTTTACTAATATTAATATTAAATTTACACCAAAAGTTGAAAAACAGATTGATGACGATCCAACTAATATAAAAGTTACTGGAGGAATGTACATCACTGCAATGAATTCGAATAATAGTATATTTGTCAGATTATATCTTGAAGCCGATAAATTTGGATATTATGAATGTAAATGTGATGACGATAAAAAATATTTATTGCTCGGCGTTAATATGTCCAATTTATTCAAATTAATTAAATTTTTAGGTAATGATGACGAACTTATTATGATTTATAACAAGACTAGCTTGAATCAACTCAACCTAAGATATGTCAACAAACAAAAACAATTGAAAACAAATTATTATCTAAAATTACTTGATATTAGAGAAGAACGAATTGAAGTTGGTAAACAAACTTTTGATTTCGTCATTTCGATGCCATCTGTTGATTTTCATAACTTAATTAAAAATATGAGTGTTATTGCAGAAGATGTTGACATAAAATTCGTTAGCGATAATAATTCATTTTCGTTGATTTTTAGTTGTAAAGGAGAATTCGCGGAACAGGAATCAATATTTAAAGTATCATCTGAAGGAAACGCAGAAAATAATATTATAAATGTCGCGAGAAATGAAGATGATGTTGTTAAACAAGATGGAACAAGCATTATTCAAGGCATATATAAATTAGAATCATTATCATTATTTTCAAGATGTACATCAATGTGTCCAATAATTGAATTATACATAAAAAATGATTGTCCACTAATTATTAAATATAGGGTTGCAGATATGGGATCAGTTCATCTTATATTATCGTCAATCAATAAAGATGATCAACTAAATAACGACGATGACGATGAAGATGATTCTTACAAAGAAAACGAAAATGAAGAAGAAGCAAATAACGATGAAATTTAATATTTGGTTTAAAAATTAAAATTTATAGGATAAACAATTATAATGATCTCGAAAATTATAAAATTTGGTGAAAATGTGTATGATATTTTTATACGTAATTTTTATTTATATTATTATCCGATTGATACAGTTTGTGTATTAAATAATCATGACACGAATATTGAACATTTCAATCATTTGAAAAAATACCCAAATAATAAATATGAATTCATATACAAATATAATAAAATCGAAAATATTGAAGGAAAAATATATAATCAAGGACATGTATATCACACAAATAATAATAAAATAAATAAAATAGTTATTAAACAAATTTTTCCACCTGATGACATTCAATCAATTAAAATAATATTATTTAATGAAAAACAATATGAATTGGAAATATTTGATGATATTAAAAATAAAACAAATTTTATAAGTGACATATTATCACATGTTACTATTGAATCAAATTTAAG